TATCACCTCCTTTCAGGGATTTAAAGTTTCGTAGTTAGGTTAGTTAGTAGACAAACGCTTATATACTATCAGGTTCAATGAACCATTATAGTTAAATTTCTTATGTCCTTTCGTGTTAAGGTTATGAAGTTAATTAGAGGTCAACATGGTTAGGTCAAACTGTTAAATAAAAATGCGTACACTACCGCCCCTCAACAAGGCCGTGGTCCGTTGGACCCTGTTGGTCACGCCATTTAACCATAGCTGAAGCCTAAAGCCATGGTCATGTGGATTACATGACCAACAAGTTTCCAAACAAAAGGCCCTGTGCAACGACACGTGAAAGCGGAAATAGGTTCCGCTAAGAGCCACGTGAAGTCCAACAGCAGGACTGAAGATGTCGAAAGTCATAGTTGTTCCCCTTTCTCCTCCTAAGTTATTAAATGGGCTTTCATATAATTGGAGGGACATCATATGAAAACAAACTGGTTAATATTTATATGTAGTCAGACCAATAGGTCTGTTATAGCCAAGGTGGATATATGAAAAGGATTAGGGTTAATCCTTTATTTTTAGTTCATTCATAATGTACATTGGAAGATCTAGGAATTCAGATGCTTCTTTTGCTTCTTTAATCGTTTCTTTTGTGGCTTTATTACCTGCCACTACGACAGCCTTAAATGTTGGGTTTTCTATTACTGTTTCAATTACACCTTTGTCATTCCTTTCAATAGCCCATTCTGTCTTTAGTAATTCTGGTATTGCATCCCATTCAGTAACATAGTCATAGCATTCACATAGTTCGTCTGGTACGACCTTACCATCTACAAACCATGAATTAATATCATCTTCGTATGCAGCTATTAGTTTTGTTTTGCTCGTATCAACTAATAAGCCAAAACGAGCCTTACTAATCTGGCTTTCTAAATTGAATATAGTTTCAGCAGATGCCTGGTTGTATGGGTTTTCTATATGCCGTTCCATTTGTATTCCATGCCCGCTACCATATAAATCTAACCATCTAATTGTTATCATAACTATCTCCTTTCATAATTTATCATAGTGGCATAGGGGTGCTGAATAGGCTTACATAGTAGGCTAAATAAGGCATTGCTTATAAGCAAATCTATATTTAAACATAGACACGCTATTTATTACCATTGCTTTGCTGGTGAAAGCCGTTTCTGTTCCCAGGTACGGCAAAGACCCGGAATCTTATTCAGTGGCTCACTGCTGGTCTAACAGGAGCACGTTTCGACCATAGATACATGGACAAAAGGCACTTGCCTGTTGAACTTCGCAACAAGCACTTTGCTTTCCCATCCTTCACGAATGAAGTATATTCCAGCACAGTGTCCTGTTGGAAGTGACCAGAAGTGAATGGCCATACGACGTGTTAGCACATCTAACAGCTTGTGCTTATAAACACGTTCGAGGGACCATTCTCCCCAAGTTTTCCTCAATGATATCACCTCCTTTCTTTATAGAGTTGCCTTCTTAAAGGCGTACCCATACTTATTGTTAGGCACGTTACATATACTTATGTTCACCACCATCTTGAACGACCATCCGTTTTTTCGTCAAAAAATATTGACTCCCTATAAAAATATATTCGACCATCCGTTTTTAAGTTTAAAAACCCAGACCACCTGTAAAAATCTAGATTACTTAAAAACACCAAAGAGAGCTACGTATAGAACTTTAAATACATTATAGTGCCTAATAAACCTAATACAATTTGTCCAATTTTGGCCTCAGGAGTTTTGAGGTTAAAAAAATATATAAGTGGGTAGTGAGTTTATGCAAAAAAATACCCCTACCGTTATTCTTGAACGATAAGGGCATTTTAAAAAATTTGTCGAAATTATAACTGAGTCATGTTTTTACTTGTAAATAAAAATATTCGAAGTAGATTTAAGTAGCAAAACTATGATATGTCAATAGAGTGGGATAAGAGAGGTTATCCTAGTGTTTTCTCCTTTTTGAAAGTAGGTTATTATATCTTAACAATTATCGGGTAATCCTTGCCAAATTCAATTACCAACTCTTCATTAGAAAACAAAACCGGCACTGCTTTTGGACTAATATCAGTTTCAAATGTTTCATAATGATCTATTTTTCTTGTAGTGATTTGTCCGTCTATTTCTACTGTCATCTTACCATCCATACTATGTTTATCCAGTTTTATTTTCTTGATAAGGTGATTTACTTCCTCTTCAAATATGCCACGTATGACACGTGGACAAATTCCTTCTCGTAACATATCCTCTACTGTCTTAGAACAAAGATTAACAATAGCGTTTTTAATATCATCCATACTATTCCATTGTCCATTTTCTATAATGATCATAGTTACTCAGCCTCCTTCATGTGTTTAATTGCCAACATCATAGCTCTCTCCGGTTCCTCAATAGAGGCATAATCCCACAACCATGATACCAATAAGTCTACTTTATACTGTTTTTCACATTTACAGCTCATTTCTATTCTCCTATAATGTGTATTCAAATTTTTTTATAATGGGACTAATTATTTGAAATATCCTTGATCCTGTTAATCCAATTTTTTCACCAATTTCATCAAAAGTATATCCGTAAATTGTGTACATTTTTAATATGATTGCAGTTCTCATTGGTAATGTTTTTAGTATTTTTGTGAACGCTTGTGTTATGAATATTTTTGTTTGTATCACATATTCTTCTCCAAATGTGTCTCCTAATGTTGGATATGAATACGGATTATTTTTAAATTGTGGATATATAGGGTCATTAAAATAATTTATATTTGGTAGTATTTTCGTTCTTCTTTGGTTTGTCTTTGTGAATCCTTTTGATGCTTGTATTCTAATATAATCCATTATAGCACCGTAAATACGTATTTTGATATAAGATATTGTTTGTTTTTTATTATAGTGTTGTTTCACTTTCTTTATTCCGTTGAGTAGTCCTATCATTCCTTCTTGACTGACGTCGTCAAATTCAACATACGGATTCCCATACACCTTTTTCCATGCCAATGCTCTGACGAATTCGTAATAATATTCAGGTTCAAGATATGTCATTTTTAAATAAACGGCTTCTGTTTTAAATGTAAGTCTAACAAGTATTTTGACATAGATTTATTTTGTTCACGTGCTGTTTTTCGTATATCTTCTTTTTCTTCTTTCGTTACATACACAACTACGGAATCTTGTGTATGAGTAACATGACCAAATGAGATTTTAGTATGTTTCATTAAAGCTCTCTCCATCTTTCATTGTTTCTTCTAATTCATCAGCAACTGATTTCAACATCTTTGCTGCATCATCATCAGGTATTGAATTAAATTGTTCCATTTTTTCTGCTTCTTCACTCCACTTTATTATTAGATCTCTTATTTTTTCACTATTTCAGTCCTCCTACCCCAAAACATAAATGGGCAAGTTTCGTATGAGCAATCTATTCTTGTTCTTGTTTCTCCAATTTGTAATAAAAGACATTTGCTTTTAAATGTTGGATTTTGATTTGGTCTCCATTTTGGAACTTTGTTAAGTCCAGGACAGTCTATTTTGTTTAACTTCCATTCTCTTTTACTGAGCATTTGTTTTCCCTTTCTATTATGTTAAATGCTGCTCCTCCACATTCTATTCTTGGATATAGTTCATATATCCTGTATGGGTTAACCTCTTCATTTCTAAACATACATAATCCCATAGTCTCCTCCTTTTGTAATGTTAAATTAATATCCCATATATTTTAATGTTATCCATAATAGAATGGATATTACTGCGAGTACTGTCAGTGTATTTTGTATTAGTCTATATATATCATTCACCTCCCTTATCTTATACTCTTTTAAATGATTTTTGTTTATAGCCTAAACCTTTTGAGCATAGTTACAAATATGGATTTTGTTAGTTTATCAACTAATTTGCTGGAATGTGGTTTTGGGAATGGATCTCTTAAATCTGGATCTGGTAATGGTCTATTTTGTTTGTTGTTATTTCCAAACAATTCGTTATTACAGGATTCACACAAAAACTCTATATCCACAGATGGTTGGTACGCTTTAACTATCTTGATTTGTGGAGGATATATTATATAACAATAACTACCGTCTAATGATCTTCCACATTTTATACATTTAACTATTTCCATTGCAATCTCCTATGGTATGGAACAGAGTGCTGTCAACGTGATTCGTGGCATAGTATCGGAGTAAAGGTTAATAATATCTCTAAGTTTATGGCTCTTCAGCTATATTAATGTCTCTCCATCCATACCTGCCTTCAAATATTGGCAATATGTTTTTCCAAGAATACGTCAACAGCACTATTTATCTTCTGAATTTCTTTCCTAAGTCTGCTGGTTTTCCATATTGCACCCCCTTACCTATTCTGTCTTTAACTATTTCTTCTGCTTCTTGTTGGACGTAATCTGTAAAGTTCATGTGAATATCTAGTGGTTTAATATAGTAACCCCTACATTCTTTGCATAAATGTTTTCCATCTTCTGCTTTATAAATTGTCTTTTGAACTCTTTTGTCACATCCATCACAAATCATTTTATCCTCCTTAATCTCCTATAATTATTCCATTAGGCTGTGGTTCTGTTCTTTTTTTAATTTTTCCACTCTTAATATCATCTATAAATTGTTCTGCATCATCTCCATATTCAGCTTTGGTTTTTTCAAACAAAGACATTCTTTTCCACTTTTTCTTAGTTATATATTCAATTATAGTTTTTTCAGCTATATAGCTAATGTGTAATCTTCCTTTTAAATATGTTTTTTTCATTTTTACCTCCAATCAGGTAAAAAAATAGGGAGGGAACACATATTTGCTCCATCCCTCATTTATTTCGACATACTATTTGAGTAGATTATAAACTTAAACTTTTAAGCTAATAAACTATATACAACATTTGAGTAAAATGTATAATGAAATTACAGGTAATATCCATACTCCCATTGGTCAAATAAATTAAATCCAAATAATGGGTATTTTTTATCTTTAATGTACGGAAAAACTTTTGATGCATGTTGCATACTATAACAGGTGTTTCCATTGTCTAGCAAATAGAAGTCATCTGCATTTATGTTTTTGTATAGAATGGCTAGAGCATGTCTTTGTGTAATAACTATTCCAAGATAACAATCCGGTATTTTTGCTAAACGCATTAAAGCCATACGAGCGAAAGCTTGGTCTTCACAATCTCCAGTTTCTGTTCTGAAAGTATTGTCACTTGTTTGCCAATGGTCTTTTTTGTACCATTTAATATCGTCTTTTATATACTTTATTTTTCTATGTATTTCCCAGTGGATTTTGTTTGTTGCTTTTATATGTTCTGCGGTTAATAGTCCAGTTATTCTATTCTTCATGCTTGGTTCTAGAATTTCTAGTTCTCTTTTTCTCCAATCGTTTATCTTATGTATATTGTATTTTCCACTCCATGGTAGTTTCTTAATTTTAACATTGTTATTTACACCGATTTCGTATCTTTGTATTGATAATCCAATTTCTTTTTTGAATGCCATTAAATATAATTTCATTATAAATAATAAATCTTCCATTTTAACTCCTTTATTTATATAATTTTCTTTCTTCTTTAGTAAGATCTTTAAAAGGAACTATATACATTTCTTCTGCTACAATAATCTCATCATTAACTTCTAAACCTCTAGCAACTACTTTTCTAAAATAAACTTTTCTAAAACCTACAAATGATTTTCCAGTATATATATGAAAACCTGTTTTATAATAAAAATCTGATGCAGAATCACATCCTATATAATCCATTTCAGGATGTTCTCTAAAATCTTTTTGATTCAGCCACTTTCCTACTTGATATCTTTTTCTTTTCCCTCTAAAACATGAATATAAATTTCCTTTACTATCTTTTCTAAATCTTTTAAATCCAACATTAAATCCTTTTTCTTTTCTAATTTTAATATCTTTTTTAAGCCTATGTAAACACATAATTCTACACCCTCCCACTTTCTATATAAGGAATCATTTATTCTCCTTCTATTTTAAAACAAAATTTCTAATTAAAAAAACATTGAAGTTCTTCATTTTAACTCCTCCCTTTTTTTAGTTTGCCTTTTATTAATAATAAACTTCTAAACTTCATAGTTTCTACTTCTTGTGGCAACATATTAGTGTTAGTTCTTCTTGACAATTTTTCTATGCTTGTTACATTAAAACTTATTAATTTTAAACTTTTCCATCTTAAAAATGTTTTGTAAGTTTTATTTTTCTTAATGTGTTTGGCTTTTTTTTTCGGTATATAAAACGCTATGTGGGAGAACAGTAATGACAAGTCATCACCTGTTCTATGTTCAAGATAAGCTATGTATTTAGGATGTATGAGATCTTTAATCATTATATTTATCCATAAAAAAAGTCACCAACCAATGCCCCGCTTGGTTGGTGACTCTTAAGAAAGGAGGAGACTACGAAGAAAAGAAACATGACAAAAAACGATCTCAACACATACACTGACAAGGAAAACGGAAAGGATTTTATTACACTATGTATGTACAAAAAAAGATGTAAAGTTATAATAAAAAAGTGCATTTTTAATTAATTCCCATTTCTTCTAGTAATTTTTCAGCTTCTCTGTACAAGTTTTTGAATTTGTATTTAAACCAGTCTTGATTCATTAACCATTTAATATAATCTGTTTTTTCTGTCACAACATCTTCTAAATATTCACCTGCATATTCACCAAATGGCATTATTAGTTTTTCCATTTCACAACCTTTCTTATCTTTTTTATTAATTTTCTCTGATTCTTTTTTATAAATTTTAAAGCTATAAGATTAGATCCTCTTAGAAATGAATTTGCTTCTAAATATTCTAATATTTCATTATAAGTTAAACTTTCTGATGGGATTATTTGTAGCAATTTTTTTGGTCTATTTATTTTAACTAAATATTTTGAAACCATTATACTTCTGTCTTTCATTGATCTTATTATTTTTTCTGCTATTTTTGGTTTTTCTTTTTCTATTCTATCTATATTTTCCATTATACCGCTTATTGTACCAAACTTATTTATGAGCCATGATGCATATACTGGTCCGATGCCTTCTACTCCAGATATATGGTCTGATTTACATCCTGTTAATGTCTTAAAGTGTGTAAATTGTTCTGGTGTTACTTTGTATTTTTTGTTGAGATTTTCTGCTTTAAATCTTATTAGTGAAGCGTCTTTTGAATTAACAATACTTGTTCTGTTTGATATCAGTGCGTAGCAGTCTTCATCATTCGTATATAGATCTATTTTATTGTCATTTAATCTGTCTATTATTGATGCTGCAACTTCTTCACCTTCATAACCTTTTGCTATTATGGAAGGGATGTTTAAGTCGAACATTATTGCTTTTATAATTTCTTTTTCAGAAATTAATTCAGGTGTATCAGTTCTTGGTCTTTCTTTATATGAACTAACTTTTGTTTTCTTTATATATGGTGGTGCATCCCAAGCACATATAATGAAGTTATACTTATATTTTGTTGTTAGATTTATTACTTCTCGTACAAATCCAAATACAGCACTTGTTATTATTTTTTCACCATCCTTCTTGACAAATAAATGTTTGTTCTTGAGTGCGTAGAATGATTTGTATGTCAAATAACTGCTGTCTATGACCACTATTTCCATATGGACTCCCTTCATTTAAAGATTGCACTTAACCTATTATATACAGTAAAATACATTAAAGTTGTAATTTGTTTTTTAGAGTTTTCTGTACTATGGAAAGCGTTTTGATCATACTAATTTCTGTTGTCAAAATTGTAAAAAAGATTAAATGTTTATTCTATTTACGGTATATGTAAAATAATGAATAAGATTTTATTTTTCGTTTTCTTTCTTCCTAACTGATACGTTGCAGACATTTATTTGTGGCGTATTGGTTTGTTTAGGAGTGTTGCTATGCCGAAAAATGGTTTATCCATAGAACAAGAAAAAGCAGCTAGACTTATGGCTTCTGGAAAACAGATGAGTGATAAACAAGTTGCTAAGAAAGTCGGTGTTAAAATGAGTACGCTTAGGTCATGGAAAAGCGATATCAAGTTTAAGTTAAAAGTTCTTAAACTTTTTGATGGAAACATAGATCTTGATAGAACTTATCGTACAAAAAGAATTAATAAATACCTAAAACCAGTTTATAGAGAAATAGAAAGAAGATTAGATGAGGAAGGTGCATTAGATAACATTCCATTTAAAGAATTGCTTAGAATAATGGTGCAATTACAGTCTGAGTTAAGACTTGATGGTAATTTTAATAAAAAGTTCCTCAGTGTTGGTGACGGTGAACAGAAAGGTAAAGAAATATCTGAGGAGGATGATGGTGAGGATTCTTTAGCTGAAGCAAGAAAAAAGTATAAAACCGATCGTACTAATGGTAAAAAAGTTGTTAATCTGAACGATAAGCGATAAATGAAAAGAACTCCTGCTATTAAAAGAACTCCTGTTTTAAAGGGTAAAGTTAAGCGGACTCCGGTTACGGGTCCGCTGATTCTGTCTAAAAAGGATCCTCGTGATAACTTGGAGGATTATAAAAAGGAGGTTATTAAAGCTAGAAAACGTGCTGGAAGTAATTTCATTGATAAAATATCAAATGAGGTTGGTTACATAGAGACCTTGACGGAAACCAACCTTGAACCAACCTGCCTCTATTCATATCAGAGAGATTTCATGAGTGATCGCAGTAAATATCGTCACTGTGATAAAAGTCGTCAAATTGGACAATCCTATGGATTTTCTTGTGAAGGTTATGCTAAGAGCCAACTGCTTGACATATATACTGGTATATTTGTATCATTTAATCAGGATGAAGCTAATGAAAAGATAACTTATGCAAGAACTCTTAATGAAAGTGTTCCTTATAAATACAAGAAAAAACTTGTGGTTGATCGTGTTACTGCTCTTGAATGGGAGGGAAAACTCCCTGATGGCAGGAAAACACGCACTCGCCTTATAAGTCATCCTCAACGAGAACCTCGTGGTAAGGGTTATAATACTGATGTATTTCTTGATGAGATAGCACATTATCAATGGCCTGAGAAAGTTTATATTGCTGCTGTTCCAATAGTAACTCGTGGATTTGGTCAGCTAAGTATGGCTTCTTCTCCATTGGGACAGTCAGGTTTACATTATGAAATAGGTAGTGATATCGAGACTTATAGTAATTATTCAAGACACAGAGTGTATTGGTGGAATAATCCTGACTTTTTAAATGAAGATGCTGTTAGAAATTTTGATGAAATCCATAAAGTAGCTTTAGAGTTAGAAACAGAAGATAGAGTATTGCAGTTTGGAAACGAAGCTATTAAACAGGCTTTTAATAGCATGTTGATAGAGTATTTTCAACAGGAATATGAGTTAGAAGCCATAGATGAGTCTGTTTCATACTATCCGATGGATTTAATTAAGCAATGTACTTTCGAAGCATTGATGGGATTTGCTAGTGTTGAGGAAGGTGATTTATACGGTGACAATCCTGTTTATACCAATCCTATTTATCCTGACTTTAATTTTAAAATATATAAAACAATGGAAGAACTATCTCATGCTATTAGCAAGGGAATAGTTAGCAAAAGGTTATTTGCAGGATACGATATAGGTAGAAGGGAGGATTCATCTGAGATATTTGTTTTAGAGGAAATTCCTGAATTGGATTTTTTACAAGTTGTTAGATTAATAATTTCTCTTAGAAAAACTAGATATAGGAAGCAATTTCAGACTGTTGAAAAGTTATTTGGCTTAATGCCTATAAATAAAATGAAAATAGATTCAACTGGGCAAGGTGATAATCTTGCTGAGGATCTTAGACACAAATTTCATAGTAGAATTGAGGATGTGAAGTTCAATAATGCTAATAAGGGTGAAATGGCGACCAATGTAAAGCTGCGGATGGAAGATCAGACATTGGCCTATCCAAACGATAAGGGTTTAATAAGGCAGATACATAGTATTAAAAGAAAGGTAATGGAAGGTGCTATTATAAAATATGAAGTTAGTCCAAGTGAAAGACGGCGTCATCATGGTGATAAGTTTTGGGCTTTAGCATTAGCGTCGTCTGCTGGAAAGCTTGCACAAATGCATAGAGTTAGATTAATAGGATCTTCACTTTCTACTCCGATTATTTCAAAGAGATTAATTCCCGCAACACGTCCAAGAGAGTTTAAGAAACTTCCAGATATACATGGTGTTAATTGGAATAAGTTTCCTGCTATTCCTAATCATATGGATCAGTTTGAAGTTCCAATATTTCGGGAGAATTTAGGAAGATGAAACAGACCATAGCAAGAGTAATTGACCCTAACTTTTTGAATTACAGAGCACATTCATATCCTGAGGGTGGTAGAAGGTTAATATCTCTAATGAGACAAAGAGGTATGCCTAAAGATGTTCGTGATGAAATGAGGGTTTATTTATCCACTCAACAAGCTAAGTTTAAGAAAACTGCTATGCATAGGGATGTAACAAGACACGGTAGTCCTTTGACTGCTGCTGCTTTTGGTTCAGAAACAATAGGTGTTTATAATCCAGATACAATTCCAATTGATACATATATTAAAATGAAGACGGATCCCCAGATTGCAATTGGTCTAGCAATGATTAAAATGCCAATAGTTTCATTGGGATGGACTATAGAATGTGAGGATCCTGATATAAGGGAGTTTGTTAAGGAAGCATTAACAAGGGTATGGAAAAAACTAATAATTTCTATGTTGACTTCAATTGACTTTGGTTTTGCGAGTCATGAAATAATATGGGAATTGTTAGACATAGATATATCTTCTCAAAGTCCAAATGGTAGAAAGAAAACCCATTTTAGTGGTAAGGCAGAAGTATGGAAGAAGATCAAAGCACATTATCCTGCTACGATTAAAATTAGAACTGATAGTAAGACGGATGATTTTATTGGAATAGTTCAGAATATAAGTGGTCAGAATATCAAATTAGATGCTGAGAAATGTTTGTTATTTACAGTTGGCGACGAATTTGGTAACTTTTTTGGTAATGCTCGTTTGAAAGCTGCCTATAAATCATGGTATTGGAAAGAGGTCTTAACACAGTTTATGTTGAGATATTTTGAGAGGAAGGGAAGTCCTGCCACTGTTGTTACTCATCCAATAGGTGGTGGTGTTACGTTGGATGGTACTGAATATGATAATTCTGAAATAGCATTAAGAATCTCGCAAAATTTGTTGGAAAATAGTACAGTTACTTTACCGTATGAAGCTGATAGGGAAGGTGGTAATCAGTGGGCAATAGAGTATTTGGCAGATGATCGTCGTGGTGAAATGTTTGTAAATGCACTTAATCATTTAAATGCTCAAATATTAAGAGGTTTGTTAACTCCAGAAAGAGTTATGACGCAAGATCTTTCAACTGGTAGCTTCAGTATGGCTTCTTCTCATGCTGAGATTTTTTTGCTAAGTGAAGAGGGTTTGGCTAGCGAATTAGCTGATTCGGTTAATGCTCAATTGATACCACCTATTGTTCAATTTAACTTTAATCCAAAGAAAATTGTCCCATGTCGTGTTAAAATTGAAAAAATACAATATGATAGGAGGCGTATTCTTAAGGAAATAATGGTATCAATTATTCAGAACATGAATACTTGGATGAAGGCCGGAGTTATACCTACAGTGATGCCAAGTATCAAGCAAATGAGTGATGTTTTGGGTATTCCGATAATTCCAGTAGAAGAAGAGTATGAAAATTCTGGTGCTGGCATTGATCCAAATGTCTCTCCTAAGGAAACTCCAAAAAAAGAAAAGGAGGAAAAAGAAGTAAAACGTAAACCTGCTGCTAAAGAAGTGAAGCGTGAACCTGTTAAGAAATCAGAAAGGGTTTGGAATGTTAAGAATGATAAGATTCTTAAATTTAAAGATATAGATAAAAAAGGATGGTTAGATGCATATAAGTCTGGTGAAGTCCATTGGGCTGATTCTGATGAACATTCTGATTTGGCAGAGGTTTTAATAGCTAATGAAAAAGTTAATAAAACAAAAGGGAATATATTAGAAATAGGGTGTGGTAATGGCAGAGATAGTAAATATTTTGGTGAAAGTGGATATAAAGTTATATCTATAGATATAACTCCTGTTGCCATAGATGCTGCTATAAAGAGTAATAACCATGAAAATGTTGAGTATATGGTCGGTGATGCAGAAAATTTAGAGTTTGATGATGAGGAGTTTGATCTAGTGTATTCACTTTCTGTACTTCATTCTACTAATATGGATAAAAGTTTTGGTGAAATAAGTAGAGTTACTAAAGAAGGTGGTATTGTTCTGGTCTTTATGTATGAAAAGACAGAATATTATGGTGATGAAGATACTGTTGAGGTTAATTTTGATTCTGCTGAACTCAAGGATACATTTGTTGTTAACAATTTAACTGTAATGGATACCTATAGTACGGAAGGTGACGTTGAAGAAGATGAGAATGGTGAGCATAAACATTTTATTCAAGTGTATTTGCTGAAAAAACTTACTGAGGAGGGCAATGATGAGTGATGATAGTTCAGAATGTACTTGGGAAAAGGTCGATGGCAAGTATGTTTGTCAAGCTAAGATGTGCGCACATTGGATGAAAGGTGGTTTTTGTAAATTAGGTAAAGTTTCCATGACCTGTGATAACAATGATTGCAAATGGAATAAGAAAATCGATGAGTTTGACATTTATGTTTGTCAGGGAATGGATGTGCATCTTGATGCTGATGGTAAATGTCTTGGTTTTTGCTCAGAGTGATGAATTATTATTAAAATTATAGGAGGTATGTTATGTCAATTAATGTAGGTGTAAATCATCCATTAATTAGGGAGTTGCGTGAAATAGGCATCCTTTCTGCTGATGCAGCTCCTAAGATTGTTGGACCGTTCAAAATCCAAACTGAATGCTTTGTTGGTGATTCCAGTGGTGCGACTAAGGCCCTTGCGCAAACTCCAATAAGTGGTGGGGTCTTTAATTTCATGACCATTGCTACTGCTCAGGGGACTGCCAATACGCTCACTCAAAGAGTTGAGGATACTGATTATTCAAGAGCAAGTGGCACAATTACTTATTTGACTGATCTTAGCGGACATCAAGTTATGATCCAATATGCATATTAAGGGAGCTTAGTTATGTTTAAAATCTTTGAACCAAAAAAGAAGTTGTTAGAGGATGATGGCAGTGTTATAGTTATTACTTCTGCAACAAGTAAAGACCATAGGGATGTTCATTATCTTTACAAACTTCGCAGAGCAGTTTCGCTTCTTGTTGGTGAAGAGAGTTTGAAAGGCTATTCAGAAAAGTCATTAGAAGAGATACATACTTCCATTGCTAGAATTCTTATTGATAATGGGAGTGGTCATTGGTATGATGATTGGGATAGTGATTTGGATGATACATTGCCGGATGATTTAAAAATGGCAAGTAGTGGGTATGATCCTCCGCCTGATCAAAGTATGTTTGATCTAGAAGAAACTGAATATAGGGTTATTTTGCAGGAGTTTGGTGCAATTTCATTATGGACTGCTCCTACTGCTCGTAAGAAAGTTCCTTCTAATCATTTTCTCATGCCAAAAGAGAAAAAGTTTCCATATAAAAATGCTGATGGTACTGTTAATTGTGGAGGTCTTAAGGCTGCGTATAGTGCTGCTCGTGGAGCTCGTGGAGCTCCAAAAAGACCAAAAATAGCTTCTAAGGCTAAACGTCTTTTGAATAAACATTGCGATAAGAAGAAGAATAGTAATTGTGAGATTGCTGGTAAATTAATTTAAGGAGATGCTATGGGCAAAAAAAGAAAGAAATTATCTGATGTGCATTTTGATAAAGGCAAGTTTTTCAGCATAGTCTCTTTAGATTCGGAAATTGTATCTGAATTAGCTGAAAATTTTGTTAATATTGAAATGCTTAGGGTAGGGGATTTCAAGCATAAGATTTATGGTGATCTTGAAATTACTGAAGAAATGCTTGAAAGTATGGTCACTAATTTTAACGAAGAGATAGTTGGTAGAGAGATTAGTTTTGATTGGAATCACAAAGCTGAAGCTGCAAGTGGTTGGTTAAAAGAACTTAAGATTGAAGAAGGCGTACTCATAGGGACAACTGAACTTACTGAAGAGGGTAAAGATAGCATTGAAAAGAAACGTTATGGATATTTTAGCATTGAATACAGTGATAACTATGAGGATCCAGAAAGTGGTGAAGAATTTGGTCCGGCCATAATGGGTGGAGCTTTAACTAATAGACCATTTATTTCTAAACTGAAGAAAATAGAATTTTCATTAAACAGTGATGATTCCGACGTTTCTGTTTATAGATTACAAACCAAGGAGGTAAATAGTATGAAAAAAGATATTAAACGTGATCCTGCTGTTAAGGATGAAGATGTGACTCTTGAAGATTTGCAAGCAATGAACGAGGAGCTTGAGAAAAAGAATGATGAGCTTCAGAAAAAGCTTGATGAATCTTCAGATGATAACAATAAAGAGTTGCAAGATTTCATCCTTGAACAGAAAAAAGAAATGAAGGAAATGTCTGATAAAATTGAAAAATATGAAGAGAAGACAAAAACACTTCATAGTAAACAGATTGCGAGTGATGAAAGAGCTCGTGTTGTTGAGATTGATCGGATTTGTGATAAGCTTCTTACTGATAAACATCATCATCCTGCTGTTGTTAGTATTGCCAAAGAGATTATGCTTAGTGATCAGGAAGAGGATAGGATTATAAAATTTACTGAAACAATTGGTGAAGGCGAAGAAGAGAAGAGTGTTGATCTTGAACTTACAATTCGCGAAGCTGTTCTTAAGATTCTTGAAGCCATTCCTACTTCTCAGCGTGCTAACTATAATGAGGAAACCAATATAGGCGACGGTGTTTCTTTTACAGAAGAAGAGCAAAATAAAATGGAAAACGAAGCTATTGGTAGGTCTTTCAGGAAAAAGGGTCTTCGTTTAGTAGAAAAGAAGTAGGTTGACAGATGTCACAAGATGTAAATTTTGCAGCATCAGGTTTCGGAGAACAGAGTCGTTTTTATGATGACGACCTGTTAATGGATGGGACTTATCAAATTATCTCCGTGACCATTGATTCTACTTCTCGAGATGATGGTAATTCTGCTGATACAACAAAGCTGAGAAAGGGTTTGCTATTAGCACCAACTACTGGATATAGCGATAAATATTTTCCTGTGAGTACTGTTGATGGTTTTATAAATGGTACTCCGACTCAGTATATGAAGGATGTTGTTGTTTTGGCTCGAGAAGAACATATGATTTATGCCTATATTATGGGCAATAAACGTAGAAGAATAGTAGATGCTGAGGATCGAGTTGTTCCTGCATACATCAAGTGCAACATCAAGTCTGGTAAGGTTTATTATAATAATTCAAGTAACTTAGCGATAACTACTGCTCAGTGGAATAAATGTCAAAGGATTAATAGGATTCCATCTGGGATGGCTATTTATGATAGAACAGAAACGTTAGTCAGAGCATTGCTCTGGAATAGAAAAGAAACGACTATAACAAAGCGTGATTTTTCGTAATAAAAATTAATTATTAATTATAGGAGGTCATAGTTATGAAACCTGGAACAACTTTTCAAACAGGGGAATTCGATTCTGAGATCCTTCGAAGCGGTAACTTTCAGTTAATAAGCGTTACGCTTGATTCAACTGCGAGATATGCTGCTGCCGGATTTGGGTCAGGAGTGGTTAAGATTCCTAAGGGTGTTTTGTTGACTAAGGATACTGATTTGGCTGACGGGACTTATAATGTCGTTGATACTGAAGCTGGAAATAATGGTGTTAACGGTACTCCTACTCAGTTCCTTGGTGACGCTGTTGTATTAGCAGAAACAATCCTTGATGCTTCTTGGGGTGATCAGCCTGTTAAAGCATATATTAAAGGGACTTTTGATTGGAGTAAAATTAAATATAACTACTCATCTTCAACTGCCCTTACTGATGATCAGGTTGAGGAAATGCAGCATTTGACTTTCGTTGATAGTCCGTCTGCATAGCAGTTTAGTGAACAATTAACTATATAAAACAATTTAGGAGGTTATAAATATGGATGCATTAGTAGAAAGCACACTCTTGACCCCGAGGTATCTTATGAAGGTGATTGATGACATTCCTCCTCAGACAGAAACTTATCGTGGTCAGGATATTATGCCGTTAGTCACTCAGCCTGGACCAAAGGTTGAATGGGATATAAAAAGACCACTTGGTGGAATGACTCAAGCAGTCGCACGAGGAGCCGAATCTCCGGTTATCCATCGTAGGGGTGTCGGGCAAGCGTCTTTTGAGCCTGCTCATTTTCGTGAAAAAGTTATCCTTGGTGAGTCTGATGTGACCACATTGAGAAAACTTGGGACGTGGGAGCAAAGATCAACTGCTGCGGAGCTTATTGCCGATATTATGATTGATCTTGATTCGAGGTTAGAAACAAGAATTGAATGGATGAGGTGGCAACCTCCGGTTGCTAATACCTTAGCTATCAACGATAATAAGGTTCAGTTTACAATTTCATATAATATTCCTGGAAGACAGAGGCCTACTGCTTCTCCGTTGTGGAGTACAGCTGCGACTTCAGACCCAATCAATGATATTCAGACTTGGGTACGTCTTGCTCGTGGGTCTGGTGGTAAAGTCAAGAAATTCTGGTTTAATACAATGTGTGAACAGTATTTGTTTAGGAATGCCAGGGTACTAGCTCTTGTTGATCGAGTGTTTAATGCTGGCAATGTTGGTCTTATGAGTCGTAAGATACTCCAACAAATTTTCAGTACCTATATTGGCAATTATGAATATGAAGTTTATGATGCAGGATATAACTTGATTACTTATTCTCAGGCTGCTCAAGCCGCAGGATCAGTAACTACCATAGTTATGGACGATGCTAAGGGATTTGCTGCTGCCGATGTTTGCCAATTCTCTGCTGCTGATGAAAGTGCGGAGGAGAATATGACTATTGCCAGTATATCTGGTGATACAATTGATTTTACAGGAACTACAGTTACAGGAACATATCCAGCCCAGAGTATGTTGAGATGTTATAAAACATACATTCCCGATAATGTATTTCTTATGGAACTTGAATTTCCTCCGGGATCTGGTCCAAAAGGTGAGGTTATTAGTGTAGACGCTGTTTATGGACAGGGTAGTCTCACTAATCCCGCTCCTGGAAAATTTGCTGAAACTATTTTTCTTAATAAAGATCCTAAACAGATTGAAATTATTGCTGGTATTAATGCTCTTCCTGTTCTTTATAGGAAACGTGGTTTCATAGCTGCAACTATCGCATAATGATAGTATGCAGGTGATATAAAATTTTTTTGTGGCTCATTAAATTGTTTAAATAATAAAAAAGGAGGGCGAAAAATGCCAAAGGCCGTTAAAGTTTTATTTCCTGGACTAACCCATATGGGTAAAATGTATAACGTTGGAGATATAGAGAAAAATCCTTCAGATTATTTAATGGATGCAGCTAGAAATAAAACCAAACAATATCATACCGACTCTAAAAAGGAATTGAGAATTTGCAAGTTTGTTAGGTTGGATGATGAAGGTGAGTATGAAGAGTACGAAATTGAGATAAATAAGAGCAAAAGTGATATTAAGCGTACTCCTGTATTTGTTTCTGGAGGATTTGATGATGATCTTCAGGACAAGGGTAGAAGCGAGCTGATTACTTTAGCTTCTACCCTTGGAATGAAAAAGCCAATTGTTAAGACAATAAAGGATAAAAATAAATTAAAAGAAATAATTCAATTTCTAAGGACTATATAATATGGCTTACTGTAAACTTGATGATACCAAAAGATTGCTGAGAGTTCTCTCAGTTGCTGGAAATAATCAGCATAAAGTTAAATTTTCTGGTTCATATACAATACCGAAGGCTTATAGTTCAAATACCGGAAGTGGTATTCTTAAAGGTATTTCTTCTATAGTTGATAGTTATGCTGGAAGTGAGCTTTGGCATATAACATTTTCCTCTAGTACAGCTTTTACTCTATATAGAGGAGAAGGTACTAGTACGCCTGATGGTACTGGAACTATAAGCTCTAGTTTCACGTCAACTTCTGGTATTATAACTATAGCTGCTGCTCAGTGGGCTGGAACTCCTATTACTGGAGACCAGTTTAAGTTTCGTACTGATTCAAATATATCTGAGGAAGATGGTATTGGCTTTTTAGAAGATGCTAACGAAATAATTAATGGTATGGCATTAGAGTTTATAGATGATCAATATGTTCCTTTTGTTTCACCTCCATCTTTATTAAAGAGAGCTTGTCAATATATTGGTGCAAGTGTTATTTTCACTTCTGTGTTTTCAAACTTAAACACTGACCAAGTTCCAACATTGGTTAGAAGATGGTATAATCAAGGTAAAAATTTTGTCAAATTATACCTTGAGAGTATTCCAGGTAAAGCTAAATTTAAGTATTCTAGATATGCAAGATTTGTATCTCATGAACCTCTCTTGCAAGAACAAATAGGTATTAAAGAAGCGGCTGGAGTTGAAAACATGAAGGGTGAAATCGAAACTATTAATGAACAGTATGATTATGATTATAATGAAGAAGAGGCAATTGGTTCAACATAATGGCTACTTATGATGAAGAAGAATTAGAAGATTTTCTTGATGAGTTGGATCAGGATCCTGATCAATTAACTGATGAAGAGTTAGTTGCAGATGCTGCTTCTCAAGCTAGTGAGTGGAAAAAGAGAGTAATAACTAGGAGGATGGTAGGTGAGGAAAAAACGATAACTGAGCAGTTGTCAACAGAAGAGTTATTAGCAGGTGAAAGATTGTTGTATGAGGACAGTAGAGATGTTTTTGGTGAACTTGATGCAAGTAAGCAAACGTCATATTCTGAAGCTAGAGAAAGAGCTGATATGGAGTTGATAGAAGCAGCTATTGGCGATCTTAAAACAAATGTTAAATTGGAGAGAGCTCAAGTTCAATTGTTATCCTTATATGCCAAAGGTGGTAAGGGAAAAGAAGCTGTTGAAGGGATAATGAATTTGATTGATAACTATACATATACTGATAATCCTGCTAGAATTTTGGAAACAAAAGAAGCATTTCCTGTATTAAGAGAACATATGGGTATTGCTACTCCTAAAATAACACAAGCTAAAAAGAATTGGGAAGTCATATTTGATGCTACAGATGCCGATCGTTTTCTCAAGGAGTTTAGTAGAAAAACCTTATTAAAAAAGCAGGATCTTCAACATGTTTCTAATGTCATTTTCAATAAATCAATTTTACAACAGGTTAGAACAACAGTTAATGATTTTTTGGAAGAAGAATTTATGAAGTTGGAAGGTAGCTTTAATCAAAGATATGGTTTGGCTGTTGAGTATAATAGGATACTAACACATTCTAAAAGTAGACTAGATGCAACATTGAATAACCTTTCAGCTGATAGATCAAAGCACAATGTTGGTATGCAGAGACATTTAAAAGATATGTTCAGCGGTGATTATGAGAATGTTTCTGGATATTCATATAGAGATTTATTGTATGAATATGAGAGAGTAGTTGATAGGTCTGAAAAGGAGTTGAGATCATATGCCATAGAGCTTGAATTTTTATCGAATAGTTTTCTTGATTTTACAAACAATAATAGTTTGGTTAATTTTGGTATTGAGAATGTAAATGAGTCAATTATTTCTGATTTAAGTTTTAAAATTGAATTATTATTAGATATTATAGAAAAATTAGTCGGAAAAGTGTTTTCTGAGGCTGCAATTGGCAGAACATCAGTTAGTGGTTCAAAAAGAAGAGGAATTAGCATTGGTTCAAGTTATAGTGGTGGATTAATACTTAATATGTTATATACAAATCTATCATGGATATCAGGTTCATTTAAGGGCTTTATTAACATTCTTAACAATTTGGAAAGTTCTGCTCCCTCTCGTGCTGAATATGATAAATATTTTGGTCCTACTGGATTGAAGAAAGTTGTTAATGATGTTGAGCATGGTGAAATAAGGTCTGGAAGGCCAATGGAGTTTTACGGTCACAGACGTGTTAAAGATAGTGATATGTCAATAAGGCATGTTTTTTATATAAATAGACAATTAAATTCAAATCTAAGAGCAATTGGTGTATCGGATAATTTAATAAAAGACATAAGAGCAATAGTTAGCCATGAACTTTTTAATAGATCTGGGTTGCAAGATAAGGTTGCTGATATTGTTCAACACAAAATTTTGAGTAAAATATAATGACTGCAATAGATGTAGATAATTTAATTGATAATTTCATATTAAACACATACGAAACTCTTGAGGGAAGTCAAGAATCATTAGAACTGAAGGAAATTTTCAAGGAAGATGTGCATTTAATTCCAGTTACTCCTTCTTTATCTATTTCTTGTTCTGCTGTATTTAATGATAAGAGGACAATTGGTAGTAATACTGTCAGATATGAGTTAGATATAGTTGGAGAGTTGTGGTATTATCACGGTGTTGCTAATCCAGATTTAGGAAAAAATCTGGTTATGCGACATGCATACAAAATAATGAGGCATATAATGGAGAATGCTTCGTTAAATAGTTGGTTAACATCCACCAGAGCGATTGTTAGGTCATGTTCTTATACACCCAGAATAAGGTCTGGTGGTCTAATGGCTTCGGCCAGACTGATAGTGTTAGCTCCCTATCAGGATATTGTAACATCTATTTCTTAAACAATTTAGTGAGCCACAAAAGATTTTAAAAATAATAATTTACGGAGGTATCAATCATGGTAAGAACTGTAGGTCCGGCAGTTGGAAGTAAAGGCCAGATCGGTTTTAAAGAAGAGAGCAAGTGGGGTTATCCTGCTTCACCTCCTAACAAATTTGTCGAATTTACTAGTGAAGGTATTGTTAGTGATTATACTAATCTAGTAAGTGCTGCTGTTAGGGCAGATAGAGCTATTCATAAACAGAGGATAGGAACAGAAACTGCTGGAGGTGATGTTAACTTCGAATTTGCTCCCGAGGGATTTGGAACTTTATTGAAACATGCTTTGGGCAAAAAGCGAACAAAAAGGAAGGATGTGGCCTTTGTCATAGTGTATGATGGTAGTGATACAGATAGAGTTATCACATTAACAAGTGCGATGATTAGATCTGTTGGAACTACAGCAGGTGACAATTGGGAAGTTGAGTTTGCACCCGGAACAACTGTGCAAACTGTAATTAATTCAATCAATAGTGCGACTAATCATAGTTGTTATGCTCCATGGGGAGATGGTACTGATACTTCTAATGGAGGATATTTTGCAAGAGCTCTTGCGAGCAAAGGTAGTGCTGCTCAAACTCTTGGTTCTTCTGATTATAGTACAACTGCTTATGCGAAAACTGCTGCTGGAGTTGTTAATCTTGAAGTAGCGTTTGAAAATATGGCAATTGGTGCTGATACAAGTGGAAATAAATACGTGTTTTTTCCAGTTAATTATAGGTATGGTATTTATGAACACACTTTGGATGCTCATCAAGATCTTCCTGAGGGGCTCACACTTGAGGTTGGAAGGGATGTTGCTGCGTTTAATTATTATGGTGGACGTCTCAACTCTCTTTCATTCACAATTAATCCCGGAGAGATCATTACCGGAACAGCTAATGTTATGTTTAAAGGTGGAGGTACAATTGGTGATCCTGCTGTTGTTGGTTCTAATACAGGATGGGCTGCTCCGTTATGTTCCGTTAGATATGCAGGTTCTTCTGCTACACCAACTTTGGAACTTGACTTAGACGGAACAAGAGAAATGTTCTATTTTGCTCATGGTGGTGATACAGTGTATCATTTTTCTCTTGAACGCAATTATTATGATCATGATGGTTATTATTGGGAAACTAGTTATGTTAAAGGGTTATTAGAGTTTATGGAATATGAGTCTACGTATTTTACGATAGCTAGGAAGGCAGGAGCTGATATAGATACACTGTCTACTGGTATGACTGATCTTAATAGTACGACCATTTCTACAACTTCTGATACGGATTTAACTCTTTTAATTTCAACAACTATCATGCCATTGTTTAGGGGTAATTACATTGGGACTGATGCTGGAGATAGTGCTACGTTCTATGTTGATATTACTACTGGTGGAGCCTGCGATGGAACAGCGGGTTTCAAGGGTTCCAGTGATAATGCGAATTGGAGCACTGAAACACTTATAACTTACAATACTTGGTATAATATTTTAGATGAAAATGACACTGATACTGGATTTGATATAATGTTTCCTGAGAATGTTACATTAGTTGCAAATGATACTTGGTCATTCACTACATTTAAGGATGAGAATGCTAGTGCAACATATCAAACAGAAGATATCTTAACTGGATATCAGGGTGATGTTACACTGAATAAGGGAGATGGGGCTGGTGCTGTTGCTCAATCCATTATGGGTCTTACTGCAACAATTAATAATAATCTGTATGGTGATAAATATGAGTTGGGTGACAGGCAGAGAGCAGCGTTAGTTCCACAAAGGAGAACGACTGATGGTTCAATGAATCTTGAATTTGATGATCTTGATGTCTATAGAATGTTTGTAAACGGTACTGCTGGAGATTTAGTTGTTACTGTCACTTCTGATGAATATGTTGGTGGAAGTTCTACATTTTATAGTATTCAGATTAGGTTGCCGAACATTAAGTATTCTGGGTCAACTCCTGTTGTTGGTGGTGAGGAATTAATAGCTACTGATTTTCCGTTTAATGCTTTGTTTGATGATACGGAGGATATTCCCGATATGAGAATTGTTTTAACTAATGGACAATCTTATATTTAATAATTAAATAACTGATGAAAAAGGCGGGATTAAGAACCCCGCCTTTTTGCCAAAATGGTCGATTATAGTTTAAATTTAATAATAGTCTTGATCTTCTTTCTACTGTTAATAGATTGGAGGGCGATAAGACTAGCAATTTGTATGTTTTGGTTTCCGTTAGTCTCCTACATATTCATTAACCTTGCTACTATTCGTATATTGGATTGGATTGCTTACTCAAGGTTTAGACAGCGGAAATTTGGATATATACTAATAATTTGCAATAGGATTATTTTAAATCTATTAAAACAGAAGGAGGTAAAATTCATTATGAAAGGTATAAGGTTTGATAAACCACATGAGTATGTTTGTAAGGCCGATAGAAAGTCACCAAAGGCCGATAGAACAGCTTTTGAAGTCAGGTATTTAACTGCTGATGAGCAAGCTGAAATTAGGGATGCAATGTTTAATGTGACAGGCATAGGTAATGCTAGAAGAGAAAAATTTCTTACTGGATCGTCAGCTCTGATGGCATTAAAGAAAGGTCTGTTAGGTTGGAAAAATTTTGTTTATGCAGATACAGGTGAGAAAATAGAATTTAATGTTGAGAATTTTTCTTGCATTCCTCCTGCTGAGAGAGATGAAATCGCTAACTATATCAGAGGTATAGAAGAAGATGAAATTTAACATAGCAGTAGGAATGTATTATGGAAAATTCGGTAATGCTAAGACTAGACCCAAAAACTGTCTTTTCTTATATATGTAAGAATGACAGAAATAATGGGTCTTCCACTTCGTTTATTCTCAGGCCGTTAACGGTGTTGGGATATCGTTCTTGTGAGGAACTTCATCCTCGTTTTTCTGGTAATTTCATACTAAGGGTTCTCATGTATGGTCTAGTCGGATGGGATAACTTTGCCTTTGAAAATGGTGAAGTTATCCCATTTAATGTGGAGAATTTTAGTGCTATTTCCCCACATTATCAACAGGAACTTGCTGAAAAAATAATGGAACTATCTGAAGTTGATGATGATTTAGCAAGTGAATTGAGGTTAATAGCAAGATGGTCTGATTGGCTGAGTAGAGCTGATAAAGCATATCAATGGGATTGTGAATATTGCGTTGATCATAAAATGTTTAAATCTCGTAATTGTGATGGTGCTTTAACTTGGATATGTCCATCTTGTCAAGAAAACAATAATGATGATACTTGTAGTGCGTGTGGAGTTAAAAAAAGATTGAAATTCAAATTTAGGTTCAGTAATAGAAACAATGATTTCGTAACAAGATGTCCTCTGGGATTGTTAACTTCAAGATCAATAAAGTTAACCAATTTAATAAATTACATTGATAATTCAAAGTCATTACCATTCAAAGAAGGAGCGTTAGAACAATCAAATTTTTTCTATGTTGTTAGGGCGATAGTTTTGTCAGAGCAGAATGCAATGTTGAAGGAAGAAATGGATAGATTAAAAAAAGAGGCCGACGCTAAGACCAAGAAGAATACTGGTAAGAGGTAGAAATGGCTAAGAAGGTTAATAGAGAGATTGATTTTGTTGTTAAAATGACTAATAAGTTTAGTGCAGAAATGGGTCATTTTAAACAAGATATTGAGATGATGAAAAAAGGCGTCCAAGACTTCAATACTGCTCTCGGTCAAGTTAGTGATGCTAAACTAAAGAAAACAAAAGACACGATGATATCGTTTATGAAGGAGATGAATCGTGTTGGTACTAAGACGCAGTATTTTAAAGGCTTTCAGGATGTAGCAAAGTCTTTTGGTCAGATAGCTTCTTTTAGTAAGCAAGCTGGAGAAGGTATAAGTGCGTTTGCGAAAGCGTCAGCAACAATAATGGCTACAGGAGAACATTTACAGAAGTTTGACAAAAATGTTAAAAGTGCTTCTGGGGCCTTTAGTAGGATTGCTAGTGCTATGAAGCAAATGGGTGAATCTGGTAGTGTTAACAAATTTAAGACAATTGGTGATATGTTTCAGAAAATGGCTAATGTTAACACTACAAGTGGATTAGTTCCTGCTCTGACTCAGATAAGAACGATGAAGGACGATATAATTGCCATTTCTAATGCAATAACTTCTATGACAGTTGCTTTAGGAAGCACAAGTGCTCAGGCAGGATCTGCCAGAATGGTTGGTGGCGTTATGGGTTCTGCTGGATGGGGTCCCAGAGGTGGAACTACTGGTGGAGCAGGTAGTGGTCCCGACTATGGTAGAATTGTAACTAACATGTCTATTATGGGTTGGGATCCAAGGAAGAAGGGTAGTGGTGCTGAAAAAATATACAAGTCATTAGAAGGTGCGATAAAAGATACATCTGCCGGTGGAGAATTTGGTCCAAAAGAAGCTGTAAGTAGAATAAGGGAATCCATACAAGGTAGTAATTTACGAATACAGAAATATCTTGAAGAGTGGGCAAAACATCCTGATAAATGGGTTAGAAAATTTGCTGCCGATATACAAAAGTCTAAGATGGGTACAGCGGGGATTGTAACTGGTTCAATGGAAGGGTCATTGTTTTCTGGTAAAAAATGGGGTGAAGGTGCTAAGGGCATACAAACTGGAATTGCAATGGCGGGTGGAACTGCATTTCATGAGTTTTCAGAACAATTTGTAAAGAAAATAGGTGCAACTGGAGGTCTTGGCAAGTTTATAGCTGGAAAAGGGTATGAGACTGGTGGGCATAAAAGTAGAATGATACAAGAAGCTGAAAAAGCTGAAGGTCAGTTTACAAAAATGGCTACAAGGCTTCTTAGCAAAGAACAAGTAGCAGATCCAAAAATATTACAGTCCATAGGAAGAGCTGCTGCTAATCTCAGAAGAGATATAGAAAAATCATTTGTTGGTCCTGGCAGTATTTTTGGTAGGATTGATAGTATGGTTTTAGAACTTGCCAGAAAACAAGGTGGTAGTGTAGAAAAGAAATATAAGCATATGTTGAGGAGTATGGGTGTTGAAGTTGAAAAAACTTTGGCTCCATTACAAATAGCTGAACCTGGAGCAGTTGATGCAAAAACTGGAGCAGTTCAAGTATCAAGAAAACTACCGCAAATTCTACAAAAAGACGCTCAGAAATATATGGATGAGCGTATCCGCAAAGTCAGAGAAGCTGTTGGTGAAGAATCTGTAGAGTTTAAGGCTTTTATGGCTGATATAAATAGATACGGCATGGTGTTAGCAGGAAAGGCAGATTTAGTTCTCGAAATAGCTGGGAATATTGCTAACATAGATTATAAAACAGGAATGGCAGATCCAAGATATGCTCGTGGTCAGGCTATGCCATATTCATTACAGCTTGGTCGTGAGAAAATGATTCCGATGGGTTGGGGAAAGGGTGGCGTTGGGTCTTTTACATATTCCACAAGGAAAAGTTCTTTATCTGAGACTGGTTTTGGTGTTTCTGAAACAGATATAAGGTCTAAAGAACTTGCTTCCGGTAAGCAAATATTGGAAGATCAAAAGCAATATGTTGCAGAGAAACAAAAAGAAAGAGAAACAAATGAAAGGATATTAGCACAAGATAAAGAAATAGCTGAATTACAAAATAGAGAGTTGAATAGTGAAAGACAAATCAATAGTTTAATAAAACAAAAGGATGCCTTTAAGAAAGGAATAATAACAGCATCTGGACGTGGAGGAGCAGGAGGAGTACCTCCTGCTGGAACACCACCTTCTGGTGGAGGAGGTGGAACTCCATTTACTAGTCTTGTTTGGGATAGAACATTAAAAGGTAGAGGAGCAATAAGTGATTCAGTGGTTGCTCTTAGTCAGTATGATCAAGCTTTAACACAAACTTATTTGAAACAACAAATGTTAGGTCAAAGTGTTAATTTAACTAAAGTTAAAATGACTCAGTATGATAAGATGATTAATGATTTATCTGCTACAATGAGTAACTATGTTTCTGCTGAATCTTCTGCAGATAATGCACAAACTAAAAAAGCTGCTCATACTGAAAATCTAATAAAGCAATTAACATTATATGATAATAAATTAAAAGAAGCTATTGCATTAGATTCTAGATTTGCTGAATTACAAAGACGTGCTGGAGGTATAACTAAATTTGAGGGAAAAGTTCAAGAAGGATATAGAGAGAAGTTAGCGGGTGGCGGGGTTCTCACAGAAGATGAAATTCAAAGAACAAAAGAACTTAGTAAGTCCGTTTCTGGAGTTGAGAAAGAAAGGGCCATGGAACTCCAAAGAGTGGCTAGAGAGATGAATAAAACTAAGGGTGAATCTCAGCGTTTAAGAGGTGAGCATGATAAATTTGTGAAAACGTTGTCACGAGTAGTTCGTGGAGAAGAAAAAGTGAGCGATAAGACAGATAAGCTCACTTCTGATTTAAAAGAGTCAGTTGATGTTGTTGTTAGAGAAGATAAGGAATTAAGAAGATTAGCTGATGGTGCGAACAATGTTTCTAAAACAATGCAAGTTCTCTCACAAGCCGTTGCTCATAATCGTAAAGAATTTCTTGATTTAGAGACAAATCAAAGGAAGATTAGTGAACTAACAAGAGAATTGAGGTTACGTTTTAAGGCTGTTGGTGTTGATGCAGATAAATGGGGACAGGGCATTGTTAGGCTTAATTCTGGTATGAGAGTTTTGTCCGATAACATTAATAAGTTAAAAAGTACAGAAGCTGGATTAAATGCAATTATGGATCAGCATCTGGATAAAATTGCCAAGTTGGAAATGCAGGGCAAGAAAGGAACAACACAGTACAGAAATGAGGAACAAGCTTTAAAATCTGTTGGAAGAAGGCTGCAGATAGTTGCTCAAGAAAGAAGAAAGTATGAGCAGGATTTGTCTAAGTTACAGATGAAAGAACGTAGAGAACTTGACCGTACTGCTGAAGCTTTTCGTGGAACAATTCGTACGCAACTAAGAGGTTTCAAAGACATGATGAAATCTCAAGCTGCATGGGTTCTAGGATATGGTGTTATGTTTGGTGCCATTCGTGGATTCAAAGAAGCTTTAGGTTCTGTAATAGAAGTTGAACACCAGATGGCGAGAGCAATGAGAACAGCAAGGTCTGAGTTTGAAACTACTGCTGGAGTATTAAAAAGATACGAGACAGAAGGTGTTACTGCAATGATTAAGTTTGGTGAAGGAGCTGATTATGTTGGTGAGGTTCTTTACCAATTAGGTAGTGCTGGATTAACTGCTGAGGAGAATTTAGCTGCTCTTAATTCCACTATGAATATGTTGGTTGCAACTGAGGGTGATGTAACCGATTCAACTAAGATGGTTGCTGCTGTTTATAATAATTTCAAAAATAGCATAGAAGGTGTTACTTCATTGCAAATGAAATTTAAATACATAAATGATATAGTTGTTGCTACGTTTAGAGATCATCAGGTTGAGTTAAATGAATTACGTGAAGGTTATAAATATCTCATGGCTATGGGTAAAGAAAGTAATCTTACTTTTCTCCAGATGTCTGCTTTATTAGGAACTCTCAATGATCATTTAATTAAATCTGGTATTGCCGGTAGATCTATGCAGACTGTTTTAAGTAGAATTGCTAAACAACCAGTACAATTCTCAGAAGCTTTTGGAATTAAAGTTAATTTAAAAGGACCGCTTGATTTAATAGATATTTTGGATAAACTTAATAAAAAATATAAACAAGGTTCATTAACAGTTGAAGAAGTTGGTACAATATTTGAGCGTATGGGAATGCGTGGAGCCAAGACATTTATTACTCTAATAAGAAATGTTGATGAGTTGCATAATAATATTTATAAGCTGAAATATGAAGCAGAAGATGCTGCTGAGGTTATGGCACGAGTTATGTTGGAAAAGCCAGATGTTGCCTTTAAGCAATTACAACAATCCCTAGAAGCTCTTATTAGATTGGGTTTTGAGCCTTTGGTTAAGATGATGGCTCAAGTAGCTGTCTTTTCTGGACAAATAGGACGATCATTTAGTGAAACCAGTAGTTTCACTAGAGAATTCATGTCTTCAGTTGTTCAAATATTGGCTGTTTTTGCTCAATTTGTTGTAGCTAGTAAACTCCTATTATTCTTTTCAAACAAGTTTAAAAAAGGAGGAGAAGATTATAGGACTGTGTCTGAATTATTAAAAGGTATAACAAAGAGGTTTAAAACCTTTGGAAAAGCAGTAAAACATATTGGCTTAGGAGTTCTTTCTGCAAAATTAGTATGGATTAAGAGAGGGCTAGTTGCTTTAACTGCTGCAATTCCAGGTGGAGTTGCTGGATTAATTGCTCTTGCTGCTGCTTCTGCTGGAATTATTGGATATAAGCTATATAAGTATTTTAATAAAACTTCTGCAGAAATATCTTCCAATACGATGAAACTTATTGAGAACATTAAGCAAGGTCAAGATGAAGTAATACAAATTAGTAAAAAAATAAATAGATACAAAGAAATACAAAAAGTAATGAAAGAAAATGCAATGACTCATAGTGAGTTGGTTAGTAAATATCCCGAACTAATAAGTTATAGAAATCTTGAAGGCGAAGCAATTCTTAAAACCAATGAACAGCTTGGTGAGCAAATTAGATTGTTGAAAGAAGAAAAATTAATGAAGAAAGAGCAGTTTATGATTGGTTTTAAGGATAGCATGAAGGAAATTCGGAAAGATATAAACTGGTTTTATAAAAATGTTTTTAGTCAGATTTCTGATGTTAATGTTGAAGGGTTATCCAAAAATTTAAGGCAGAGATTACCATTATCTGAAAAGGATCTTAAAGAAGCTTTAAAGGTTCAAAGAAATGAGGCTTTTAAAGAGTTAACAAAAACTAATAGGGAATTAATGAAGGTTTATACAGAATTAAATGTTAAACTTAATCAAACAACTAGATATATGTTGGAATCGGAAACTCAAGAAGAGAAAAGGTTTTGGGAAGTGAGAATTGGTGAACTTAAATACAATATTAAACGCATAAAGCATCTTAATAAGACAATTATTGGTGAGTTTACTAGATACAACAAGTCGTTAAAGGGAGTTTTTACTGCTTCTAAAAAAGAAATAGTAAAACCTGATGAGGGTTGGTTACTTTCTGAATCTCCGCTTGGATCACTGGAAGTTTTGCAAGAAAGATCTGAGGATGAAGGTAAAAATAGGATATTGCAATTAAGACGTGAGTTAAAAGATGTTAGACTAAATTTGGAGCAAGCAATTCGTTTACAATATGGTACTTCTGATAAATGGGTTATTGATTATGCTAAGAATATGTCAGCATTATTAATTCTTAGTAACAGAGAGGAAAGTGCAAAAGTCAAGATAGGTATTGAGGGTGAGAAAATTGTAAAGTTAACAAAGGAAGAACAAAGCTTGTTAAGGCAAATTGCCAAAGAAGAACAGAATAGGGCTAATAAAGCCAAGAGAGATATTCGTAGTCAAATTTCGAATATTGAAACTCTGAGAAGAGCTTATGACGGTATAATTGATAGTCTAAAGAAAGCTAAACTAGATGTTATAAAAGGAATAGCAGGTGGAGTTGGTCCATTTGAAAAGTTGCTACAGTTTGATGATCGAGCTGCTTTTCAAAGGAAACAACTTATGGATAAACAAGTAGCTTTTTTTGAGGATCTTAAAAGAAGGAAACCTGGAGATGTTAAAAGTTTCTTTACAGGTGAAAAGACAACTGTTGAAAGTGCTAGAAAAGAGTGGGAGAAACAAGTAAAGGAATTGGAGAAATATCATGAATTACAGAAAAAGATAGTTAGTAAGGAAGCTTGGCATAAATATAATAAAACATCTGCAGAATTGGTTGAAACTCATTCTAATAAAGTGTATGATTTGACGTATAAGATGAAAGAGTATCATACTATTGAAGAACAAATGGATAGACTTAGAGAAACTCATAGTCGTCAGATTCGTAAGTTAAGAAGATCTCTGGAAGAGTATGAGTGGCAAGAAGGTAGAATACTTGCGTTGTTAAGTGAAAAAGGTTTATTAAATTCGGAACAAGAGTTTTATTATGAAAAAATGTTAATGCAGACTAGGACGAGGATAAGTAATTTAAAAGAAGAAATTGATATTACGATATTATACAATAACGAACTAGAAAGAAGAGCTGAGTTAACTAAAGAAATAACAAGGTTGGGAAAGGCGAGAACAACATGGGGTGAATATGCTAAGTCTCAAATGGGTGCAAGAAACTATAGTGAAGGCTTAGGCGGTAGATTAGAATCAGAAGCATTTAGACAACAACAGGCTATTGTTAAAGCGACGAAGCTATGGGAAGGTAGAATTGCGGGTGAGAGTGATGAAGGTAGAAGATCTGGATTAAAAAGTCAAATGGATACAATTATTGAAAATATGGAAGAGAATCATCAAAGAAGAAAATTTGATATAAAGTTAAAATGGCAGGAAGATTGGCTTACAATGGAGGAAGCAGCTCTTAGGCGTGACGCTGAGTTCAAACTACAACAATTTACTAATTTAACAACTCATTTTAGTGGAATAGCTGATGCAATGAAGGCAGCAACTTTTCAGTTAGTTGGTGAGCAAAAAACGTATGCTGAGACTATAACTGGAACAACATACGAAGCTATAAATATGGTTGGTGAAGCTATATTTAAAAAGACTAATGATTGGCTTCTTGGTAACAGAGATGCAGCTATGGATTGGAAAGATGTAATTGAGAGTGTATTGACAGATATATTGTCTGCGATGCAAAAATATGTTATGCAATTAATCGTAGTTGCTTTCTGGCAGCAAGTTATAGGTATGGTCGGTAGTGCTATAGGAGGTGGAGCAGGTAGTGGTCCCGAGCCATCAGGTGCTATGGCTGGATCGCCGACTGGAGGAAGTGCTCCGGTGAGTGGTGCATCTGTTCAATTAGGTAATATGCCTTCTGGCATATCTATGCAATATCAATATGGTGGTTTGCTTGTTGGTGGAATTCCTAATAAAGATTCTGTTCCTATTATGGGAATGCCTGGAGAATATATGATTCCAAAAGATTCTGTTGATTTTTACGGCAGAGAATTGTTTGATCGTCTTCGAAGCCAATCAATAAGGAAAATGCAGACTGGTGGTCTTGTTAGTACAGATAGTTCATCTAATGGTTCGTCAGGTGGTTCGACTGGTATTAAAAATGTTCAAGTAAATGTAATTAATAATACAGGTGAAAACCTTGAAGCAGCTGATGTTATTCCAAAAATAGATTTTCAAAGTATGATAATAGATGTTGTTGTTAGTAAACAACAAACATCAAAGCAGTTTCGTGATACAATGAATGCGAGGTAAAAATGCCAACTTTTCCAACATTAACTGAAAAACCGTCTGTTAAAGCATGGAAAGAAACTGTTGTTAGTGATCCTGTAATAAGGTCTCCTTTTGAAGCTGGATATGTTCAGAAGAGAGCAAGGTATACAAGAACCCCACAGAAGTGGCATGTTGCATATGAAGTATTGCCAACTGCTGACAAGAATACTTTAAAAACATTTGAGCAAACAACTATTAACTTTGCTGGGAATTTTGATTGGACTAATCCAATGGATAATACAGTTTATGATGTGACATTTATGGCTCCAATAGTATATAAACCAAATGAAAACGATGATTATTGGTCATGTGAGTTTGATTTAGCTCAGGAATAATTATGTTAACATTATCAAGTGCATATTTAGCTGAAAAGAATAAACTAAGTTCGTCTGGTGCTTGGATTATTTTAATTGATCTAACTCTTTCTGATGGAACTACGCATGTTAGATTAGCTAAAAATACAGATGATATAGTTTGGGATGGGCAAACATATCAAAAGTTTCCTCTTGTAATTGATGATCTTAAAGAGGAAAAGGGTGGCGAACATACTATATTGAATATTAGAGTCGGTAACGTAACACGAGCTTTGATGGTCTATATGGAAGGCGAAAAAGGTCTTGTTGGTTGTGATTGTACGCTATATGTCGTTCATTCTGATAATTTAGGTGAAGCAAATCCCGCAATAGAAGAAACTTTTACAGTAACCTCTTCGCATGCAGATAATCAGTGGATAAATGTGTCGTTGTCTGCTGCCAATTTATTTCAAGTTCAATTTCCGGATAATAGGTATCTTAGAAGTTGGTGTAGGTTTAAATTTAATTATCCGGTTGGAACTGATGTTAGATGTGGATACACCGGAGATGCTTATCAGGAATGTAATAAAACATTAGCTAATTGCAGATTAAGGTTTGCTGATTCTGATACGTTACCGTTTGGTGGTTTTCCAGGAATTCCAGAAGGTGGTTTATATGCTGCTAATGAATAGGTGATATTATGTCAATAGATGTTAGTGATTTAGTAGGAATACCGTTTAAAAATAGAGGTCGTGATCCAAAAGTGGCTTTAGATTGTGCTGGTCTTGCAATACAAGTGTTTAAAAGGTATGGTATGAATATACCTGATGCCAATATAAGTGCTGGAGATACAGAAAAATTTAATGAATTTGTTGAATATTCAAAAATACATGAAGATTGGGAGGAATTAAACGAGCCAGAAGATGGGTGTTTAATATTATTTAGGGATTTGGATGGTGAAACAAGTTTTGTTGGTCATGTTGGAATATGTATAGGTAATGGTGATTTCATACATACGTTAAAAAGGTATAGTAGTTCAATGATTGATAGACTTGATAATCCTTTTTGGAAAAATATGATAATTGGATATTATAGGTGGGTCGGTGGAAGCAATAATTCTAAATAGTGAAGGTAATAAAGAATTTTTGCCTGTTATTTATAGGGAGAGGGTTCGTATAACCATTCTCTATAATCCGTTTAATCCACGTGATAAAAAAGAGTTTAAAGTTCCTTTTGAAATAGCCAAACCAGTAAGTGAATATGTTTCTGAGTTAAATCTTATTACTAAAAGCAGTATAGAGCTTGCTTATTCTGTAAATGGTCGTGTTCTTGATAGCTATGATGCGGTACACATTTGTCCAAATCCTGGTGATCAAATAGTTGTTATATCAAGAGTTCATGGTGGTGGTAATAGTGTTGCTAGGATTATTGGATTTATAGTAATTACAATTGCTACAATTTTGACTTATGGTGCAGCAGCTAAATTCTATCCAGTCTGGGTCGCTGCTACTGCGGCAGCAGTAGTCGCTACTGTTGGAGGATTAATAGTAAATGCTTTATTTCCGATAACTCCTCCAACCATGCCTACTCTTGGAGCTACCGCCGCCACTCATGCCGGAGCTCTTGGTGAGATGGACCAAACACAGACATATGGTTGGGGTGATATGGGAAACCTTCAGAATCAAGGGTTTCCTATTCCACGACTGTATGGTAAACGTAGAATTGCGGGTAATATAATAAATAGATTCATAGAGCAATCTGGTAATAATCAATATATAAATATTCTACAATCATTATGTGAAGGGTGTATAATTAGCGCGAGTAGTGTTGAACTGAATAAACAACCAATAGGTAATTATACAGATGCTTGGCAAAATGCTACTCATGGTAGAACTGACCAGCTATGTCTACAGTATTTTGGTGATACTTTTAATAGGCAATCATATTCTGTTGAATTAACTACTGGTTCATATATTACAAAACAAACAGAAGGAGATAGTGCCGAGGGTTTAAGATTTGAAATAACGTGTCCTAATGGGCTATTTTATTCTGCAGCTGATGGGTCGATTAATTCCACTAATGTTGAGATTATAATGGAATATAGGATCGTTGGCGCTGGATCTTGGGTTAATTTTGCTTCTGGTGAAGGTGGAATTACTTCATATACTAATTCCACTTATACCCAAAGAGGCTTTTTGTTTGTTGATCCATGTGATTATATAACGTTTACATTAGCAACTAATCAACTTCCAAATGCAGCTAATAATCAGCCAGTATATTATCGTATAGGTTCCTATCCAAGTGGTGATACAACAAGTGGTTGGAGACTTTGGGGTAGTTTTTCTGGGTATAATGTTTCCGTAACGATAACTGGTATAGGAAGACAACCAGTTGAAGTTAAGATCACTGAAAGTCCGATGAATCAACCTACCTGGTGGACTGCAGATCATACAAGGTATATAAATACCGGAGGTGCTGGAGGTTATGTTAACATAGTTGATGCTTCAAATAGTTCTGTAAAAAGGACATATACTATTAGAAACCTTCCTGTTGGTCAATATGAAGCAAGATTTAAAGTTTCTTCGTTTGGTGGAACAACTGCAAGATATATTAATAAGACTTATCTTGTTGGTATATCCGAATTAATTCCAGATGATTTTACTTATCCAAGTACAGCATTGTTAGGAGTTAGAGTCCTTGCCACTTCGCAAATATCTGGAAATCGGCCAACTGTAACCTGTATTGCTGATAGAGGATATGTCCCTGTACATGATGGGACTGAATGGGTTGCTAAAAGTTCTGATAATCCAGCATGGGCTTCCTATGATATACTTACACGTCCTGTCTACGATATAAATTATGATGGGTCTAGTTTAGATGTTCATCATTTGGAGGGAGTTGATTATTCAAGAATAATATATGCTGATTTTTTAGTTTGGGCTAATCATTGTGATACTTATGGATACACCGTAGATATATATTTTGATTCACAGATGAGTATATGGTCTGCTCTTGCACAAGTTGGTCAAATGGGTCATGGGTCAGTTGTTATGAAGGGTACTAAGTTTTCATGTGTGATTGATAAAACTGATACTGTGAGACAATGGTTCAGTACAGCTAATGTTTATACTGATTCTGTTAAAATAAACTATTTGCCATTAGAAGATAGGGCAAATATGGTAGAAGTGACATACTTTGATGAAGATAGGAGTTATCAACGCGAAACATTTCCTGTATATGGCAATGATTACAATACAGCTTTAATTGTGAAGAAGGCTCAAATAACACTACATGGATGTATCAATTATGATCGTGCTTGGAAATTTGGTGATTTTTTATTAAAAAGCAATTTGTATCTAATAAGAGCAATTAGTTTTGATGCCGATGTTGACGCAATAGGGTGTCAAATAGGTGATGTGATTGCATTTCAATGTGACCTTCCACAATGGGGATATAGTGGCAGAGTTGTATCAGCTACTTCTAATACGGTTACATTAGATAAAGAAGTTACACTAGATGCTGTTAGCACATATAAAATTCATATCCGTGATTCTGATACAGATACTTTCGAAGAACAAACTGTAACAACTTCAAATACAACAACTGATACACTAACCATTAGCGGAACTTGGACAATAACTCCTGAGAAATATGATATTTTTCTATTTGGTGTAGATGGTTCTGAGTACAAAAATTTCAGAATATCTGCAATAAGTAGAAATGGTGAACTTAAAAGAACAATACAAGGTGCGGAGTATAATGCTTCCATGTATGTGGAGGGTACACCAACTTATTTAACAGAATCTGCATTAACTGTCTATCCTGTCGCGACTGAACTCGATATTGCTGAGAGATTAAGATTCAATAAAGGTGGTGCTTATGTATCTGAATTACATATAACTTGGGAACAGACTTCTGGTTCTGCTGAGGGTTTTTGGAGAATACATAGGAAAAATTTGACTGCCGATGATGCATTTTGGCAATATTTAGGTGAAACAAGTGAAAATACTTTTATTTCATCTGATAATTGGCAAATGAATAATCAGTATGAGATAGCTGTTGTTGGAGTATCTGATTTAACCGGAGCAACTGATTCTGTTGAAAACGTAACAACTGAGAGAATAACAATTAGATGGAAGCAAGCTAAGCCAGATGATGTTGAAAACTTTACAGTTTATCAAGACAGTGATAGGAGGGTATATTTTAATTGGGATCACATAACTGATGTTGATAGGGATGGGTACAGAATAAAAGAAGGGCCAACATGGGGAGCTGGAACAATTGTCGTCAATCTCGTTCAACAGAATAGTTATGATTTCATGCCAACAAGTGATGGTAGCAAGATTTACATGATCAAAGCTGTTGATGACAGTGGAAATGAGTCAAGCACAGAAGATTCTGTTAGTTTAACTGTTAGAAATGTTTTAAATAATCTTAACGTAATTATAACAAGAGATGAAATAACTCTAAGCCCAACTCCATGTCCTGGAACTAAGGATAATTGTTTATTTGTTGCTGCTTCAACGCCATATTTGGGAGTACCACATGCGTTTCTGGATGATGACGAAATTATTACTGGTTGGCTTGACACAACTGCTAATCCAGACATAACAAGTTACGAAGGTGATTCTGTTCTAACTGGTTCATATATAACAGAAATTATAGATTGTACCATTAGCGATGATATAAGTATAAAACTTGACACTGAATGGGAATCACAAAACATATCAACTACTGATCTTACATATCCTGATAGATTGGATACAACATATCCTAATGATACGGATATAAGTATAACTTCTGAACTGGCGTTAAGCTATTACTATAGATATTCCACAGGAGCTGATCCAACTGGAGAATCTTGGTTGCCATATTCATCGTCTGTAGAAGTTGAGGCTAGAACTTTTCAAATAAAGTTTGCATTTGAATTAGACAATACTACTTCATATTTAAAGTTTACGAAATTGGCAATGACAGTTGATGTTCCTGATATTGATTATGTATCTTCTAATCAGAGTGTATCTGCCAGTGGGACAACTTTTAATATGTCATCTGATTTTGGGCTAACATTTCAGGATCATTATGTTGTTGGTATAACGGTTATTGGATCTACTGGTCTTTATCCTGTGATGAGCAATGATACGCTTACCGTTTTCGATGTTAAGTTATATGATTCCGATGGAAATACATCAGATGGTACAGTTAAATTTAGAATTAAAGGTTTTTAAGGAGGTCAAAAAATGTCACAAACTTATAATTCAACTAAGCCTGAGAGTGGGGTGACTACACTTGGAGAATTGTATCAAATCATAAGGGATCATATAGCTGCTCTTGTTAGTAGTTTCTCTGGAACTTCTTACCCTTCTAGTCCAGTTGCAGGGCAATTATGTTATCGTACTGATCTTGGCACAAATGGTATGTTAAAGAAGTACAATGGTGCTACTTGGGAAGATATAGATTATGAGTCTGCTATTAATGATGAAGTAATAGAAGCTCGTGGAACGGCTGCTTCTTTAGATGCTAGACTTGATCAAGCATTAAATGAAGATGGTACACTAAAAGGTTCTGCTCCTGCATCTGGATGGTGGTCTACGGAAGGTGAAACTGCAACGTATGTTAACACGACAACGTTTACACTTCCAGGTGATCAGACAGCTGTCTATACAGTCGGAAGACCAGTTTATTTTTCGGGAGTTGCTGGAGCTCCACAATATTCTAGAGTTGTTAGTTCTACTTATACATCTTCAACATCAATAGTCATACAAGATGCTGTTTTGGATGGTTCTTTAAGTGGTGTTTTTTATGGACAACCACAATACAATACTGGAATATACGATGATGCCTCAGCTACAGCTAAGGGTATTGTTGAGTTGGCTACTCAGGCAGAATTTTTAACTATGACAGATGCTACTAGATACATTACTGCTGATCTTGTAGCTGACATTTTACAATATCAAGAAATATACATAGATGCTGGAGCAATGGTTGCAACAACAACTAATGGAGCAGGATCTGGATCCAACGAATATGCAACAAATGATCATAAGATTGATTATTTTGCTTTTGATGGGGCAACTGAGGAATTTGTTTGCTTTAAATTTAGATTTCCATCAGCATGGGATCGCAGTACAATAAGAGTCAAGTTCTATTGGGCTCCTGGAGACAGTGCTTGTACTGCTGCAGATACTGTTGAGTGGGAGATTGGTGGTGTTGCAATTAGTGATGATGATGCAATTGATGCTACGCTTGGGACAACTCAAGTCATATCAGATATTGTTTTAGCAGGGAAAAATGATGACCTACATGTTTCTGGGGTAACTCCTGCTGTGACCGTAGGTGGAACTCCTGCTCTTGATGATATTATATTATTTAAGATAAGTAGAAATGTGAGTGGAACAGACGATATGACTGAGGATGCATGGTTGTTCGGTTGTGCTATACAATATAAAATAAATCAAGCAGTAACAGCTTGGTCATAAGGAGATATTTATTATGGGTAAAATAGTAATGACGGAGCAAGCTGCTCCTGATACTCCTGCATCTAATAGAGTTTCTATATATCCAAAATCAGATGGATTAATGTATCAAAAGGATGATGCTGGAACAGAAACATTAATGGGAGGAGTTGCTGATGCTTCAACTACTGTTAAAGGTAAAATAGAAATAGCAACTAATGCTGAAATTATCGCCATGACTGATACTGCAAGAGCTATAACTGCTGATGGATTAGGTGATCTTTTGCAGTATCAAAATATATATATAGATGCTGGAGCAATGCTTACAGGAACAACTAATGGTGCTGAATCTGGTTCTAGTGAATTTACAACAAATGATTGGGATCTAGATTATTTTGCTTTTGATGGGGCAACTGAGGAATTTGTAAATTTCAAGTTTGCCATGCCTGAGAATTGGGATCGTGGAACCATTAAAGTCAAGTTCTATTGGGCTCCAGGTGATTCTGCTTGTTCTGCTGCAGATACTGTAGAATGGCAAATTGCAGGTCAGGCAATTAGTGATGATGATGCCATAGATGTTGCATTAGGTGATGCAGGAGAAGTAATTTCAGATACAGTTTTGGCAGGTAAAGATGCTGATCTACATGTGTCCGGGCCAACTCCTGCTGTAACAATTGGTGGTACTCCAGCGTTGGGAGATCTTGTTTTATTCAAAGTATCTAGAAATGTGAGCGGAACAGACGACATGACAGAAGATGCATGGTTGTTTGGTTGTTGGATTCAATATAAAGTAGATAAAGCTGTAGCAGCTTGGTAGGAGGTTTAAGATGATACTTGATAAGTTTAAAAATTTTACATTGGATCTTATTCATAAAGGGCTATTCCCATTTCAAAGAAATATTTTAAGTTCTGGTACAGTTAAAAAAATTCTTCAAAATAATAATGGTTATGTTCAACCAGTTTTATCACATAGGAGGAAAGCTTTTGGAGGTGGCACGTCGCTGTATGTCAACTGGGACGAATCAACAGAAAGCGGGCTTGACCTTACTAATGGTGGGGCAAGCGAGGCTATAAACCTCTGTATGATGGAGAACACCTCGGCCAATGCGAATGAAACATCTCAGGGCGTTGCTGCTGGAGCTGATCTTGTTTTTACGGATGCAGGTGCCAGCATAGCTGGGGCAACAGGATCACCACCGTCAAGGGCGTTGGATGCGGAAGATTATTTTTCGTTCACAACCGGTCTTTGCAATAACTTCGCTGCTAATGGTGGCGGTAACTGTACTATAATCACCAAGATTTCTAACGTTACCCTTACCGACAACAACCCTTCCTGGATCAATTTAGAAGGTGTGTGGGCTACTGATCATATTGCCATTGCAGTATTATCAGCAAACAGTTTTATAAACGTTAATGTGATGGATGCTACCGTTCAGACCGGTAACCATACGGGAGATACCGCCGTGGATGTCGGCGGTGGGGTCGTCTATTTTGTAGCGTATAATGTAACCGGTTCCAAGTTTGTCATTGGCTTTCAGAATGGGACAGGAGGCAGCGGCGTCAATGGGCAGCCCACAAAAAAGTCAGACCTGACCTGGTCATGGGATAGTGCTGCCGCATGGGGATTTGCCAATGGTGATTTTACGAAAAATTATATAATGACAGGGCATGGAGCTGAAAGTATGAGCGGAAATTTATTTTATCATTTGATGTCAACAGACCTTTTAATAGACGATGCAGCATAGAGATGATAGAGGAAGGGAATGGCGCTGGAACGGACGTAAGTGGAAATGGTAATCATTGGACTGAAAAATCCTCTATCCTGTTCTAATATTAGGGATGGTGGTACTTATGTTGTTAATAGAGGTAATCAATGTCTTGCAGCGATAATGAAAATGGATGAAATTGAAGATGTTTCTTGTTTGGTTGCCGTGGATGAAGATCAGGAATATGTTCCGGATGGAAGGTATATTATGAATATGGAGGAACTTGAGTCCTTGCATCCTAATGGCATACAGAGAGTAGTGGATAATAAGGATTGTTTTCAGGTTGTTCCAAAAGGAACGGATAACTGGGATCCTGATAAAGTATTATAATAAAGGAGGAAAAAACAAATGTGGTTATTACCAGATGGAAGAGTGATTAATAGAAAAGAGTTTATATTAGATGGAAAGTTTCACAAATCAAATATTTTTGATAAACCAGATACACTTGATGAACTTAACATCAAACAATTTGTAGAAAAAGGATTTAATCAAATTTACTATAAATCCGTTAGTCATGTTGATTCTGAATTAAATGGAGTTGTTACTAGAGTTCATAAGATAGAACCGAAAATGTCCATTGATGATCTTAAAGGTATGTTAATTAAAAAAGTTAAAGAACAAGCTAAATCTCTTCTTAATAATACAGATTGGTATGTAATAAGGAGTGTTGAAAGCATTGATGTTCCAAAAAATATTTCTGATTTTAGAAGTAATGTCAGAGCTTTATCTAATACAATTGAAGATGAAATAAATGCTCTTAATGATTATGATAGTCTTGTTGAATTTAATTGGAATACTGAGGTTATAGATGAAGTTCAAAGTAATAGATGGCCTAGTGATCCTACGATTGGAGATTAGAAATGAAACTTTATGTCGGTGATGCGAGAATAATAACTTTAGCGTTATACTTAGATAATGCCGATTTTGAGCCAGATTCTGCTACTATAAAAATTACAAAAGGTGGAACAACTATTGTCGATACTACTAATGCTGGAGCTTCTGGTAATCAAATTTATTACACAATTACTTTTTCTAATGTCACTGCTGCTGCTGGAGAGTATAAATTTATTTGGGTTGTCACTAAGGATACTGAGATATATACCATCATAGATGAAAATATAGAAGTGTTGGCAGTATAATGGGAAAAATAGTTTCAGAACAGATAACAAATGAGATTAATTATGAATTTCTGTCAGCTCAAACATTAACTTATGAGATTGACAAAAATGAGATTAATTATAATGTAACAACTTCACAAGTTGGAATTGTCGCTGAACAGCTTTCTAATGAGCTTGATTATGAGGTTAGTTTCTATGGTTTCCTTGTTGATCATGATCATGTGTGCGAGATACCAACAGGCTTAATAAATGGCACTAATACTGAATTTATTTTTTCTCAACAGTTTGTCGGAAGGTCAGTCAGGCTTTTTATGAATGGTTTGCAGTTGCAATATAATATTGATTATCAGGAGCGAGTGCAGAGTAATAAGGTTATTTTTACGACTGCTCCTGAGAGTGGTGATGTTGTTTGGGGTATTTATCTTAAATCAACTATGTAGGTTTGTTATGACTCACGAACATGAATTTCATGAAACACCATCAGGAACGATAGATGGTTCTAATAAAACATTCTCTTGTTCATATACTTTTGTTACTGAATCTCTAGAAGTATATTTGAATGGTTTATTACAAATCAGAGATACTGATTATGCTGAAAATGGTAATCTTAATGGTTTCGTTATGACTAATGCACCATTGTCAACTCCTGTTCCGGCTGACACTTTATGGGTTCATTATATAAAAAGTAGTTAGGAGTTTATTATGTCTCAAGTAAGAATGAGTACACAAGTTAATGATGATGAAAGTAGACTATTGACAGATGCTAATAAACTTGTTTTACAGAGAGCAGTACAGTCAATTCCAGATCCTGGACAATATACTGTTGTTAGGATTAAAAGAGAGGCCGATGGACAATTTGCTTTGGAATGGGATGATAGTCCGATTTAATTCTTAGGAGGGCAAAATGAAAATAAGCGTTATATTACCACATTTGAAATTATACGGAGGAGTTAAGAGATTTCTTGAGATAGGTAATGAGATGGTTATCAGGGGATATGATTATACAATATATCACAGTGATGGTTCTCCTCCAGATTGGTTTAAATATAATGGTAAATTGTCACCAATTGAAAATGTACATAGTGTTAAACATGAAGTGCTTATGTGTGGTGATGCACCTTCATTAGATATATTTGATAGATGCAATGCTCAAAAGAAATTTGTTTTTATTATTTTTCCATATACAAGAAGGTATGGTATTGGTACATATGATATTAAAAGTGATTATATATTAATAGGTGTTTCAAATGGTTGGGAGAAAAGGTTTCCACAAAAGTTCAATAATAAAGGTTATACAATAAGTGGTGGTGTGAATCTTGAGCAATTTTATCCTGTTGAAGTTGAGAAAGATGATAAATTTAGAGTTCTTATTTATGCAAAGTTTGATCGTGGATGGAAAAATACTGGTAATATCGTTAAGGCATTAGAATTAGTTAAAGATCCACCAGTATTAATGCTATATGATGTACAGAAATGGAAGTATGACACACCATTAGAAATAGAACATTACGTTAATCCACCGCAAGATAGTTTAAGGGAAATGTATAGTAAAGCTGATATTTTCATAAGTGCCGAAGGTCTTGCTGGATGGTGTAATACTGCTGCTGAAGCGATGGCGTGTGGAACTCCAGTTATTTGTACAAGTGCTGGAACTACTAATTTTGCCATAAACAATGAGACAGCGTTAGTTATTCCTGACGTAAATCCAGAAACAATAGCTAGGTTTTATAGTATTTTGAAAAATAATGGTGAACTTAGAGTAATTCTTTCTAGATCTGGATTGGTAAAAATTAAACAGTTTAGTTGGCAAAAGTTTTGTGATGGTTTAGAGGAAGCGTTAAAGAGAGAGGTCTCCCTTAAATCAGAAAGTCACAAAGAGTTATATAGTTACTTAAAAAATAAAGAATTATTCAACCATAGTGTCAAGAAAGTTGGTGAACATGCTTATGAGGAGAAGTTTTCTCATTTAAGAGATTATCAATTAGATAGTATGGTTAGTGACATAATTAAGATTATGGAGGTATGATATGGCAATACAAACTACTAAGTTTGATCCAAATGATGTTTCTACTGCAAAGTCATATGCTACTATTGTTGACTCAGAAACTGAACTTTCAAAATCGGAAGTTGAGAAGGCAATATCAATTGCAAGAATAGCTGAAGATGAAGCCAGTGAAGCTAGGTCGGAAGCTGATCTTTCTACTGATCCTTCTGAAGCAAGATCAATAGCTGTGTTAGCACAGTCATATGCTGTTATTGTTGATTCAGAAACTGAACTTGCCAAGTCTGAAGGTGAGAAATCTATCTCGATTGCACGTCGTGGAGAGTCTTTTGGTGTCGTTGGTGATTCAATAGCCGATATAGCAGAGTCATATGCTGTTATTGTCGATTCAGAAGCTGAAAAAGCTATTTCAATGGCACGAAAAGCCGAGAGTGAAGTTAGTTTAGAACAATACATTAAGTCAATACCAGTTTCTGAAGAATATCGTGTTACGGATATTCGTAGAGATTCTGCTGGAGATTTTGTATTTAGATGGAATGATGTTTCGGTTGCATAATGAATAAACAGCTAGAAATAGTAATATTGACTGTTGGAGAGAGTCGTTTTAATAAATGCATCGACTCTCTCCAACATCAAACGTTTAAAAAGTTTAGTATTCGTATTATAGAAAATAAGCCATTATATAATGCTGTATCAGAGGCTATAAATGAATGTAATTATGAATACTTAATAATATTGGATTCTGATTGTATTTTATTTCCAAGTGCAATAGATGTACTATATAAAATAATATCTAGGATAAATGTTGCTTCTGTCATTGGTAGTTTATTTGATGTAACTTTACAAACAACAATATATGGTGTACGCATATGGAAGACAGCTTATATTAAAGATATAGAAATAAAAAATCAAATAGGCTGGGATAGATGGGCTTTGGGAAGTATAAAACAAAAATGGGGATATGAGGAGCATAAGATTTGTAGAAATTTAGGAATACATATGCCTGAAATTTCTGAAGAAGGGTATTTTAAAAGATTTTATGGAACTGGTCAAAAATTTGCTTCTTTCTTTGATGTAGATTTTGAACATTTCAACATATTGTGCGAAAAATGGTTAAATGAAAAAAGTGGTTTCATTCTTGCTGGAATTTTTGGTTTTTGTTTAGGTGCTATGAATGTAGAAATTGATGAACCTGAAAAAGATTTTAACTTATTTTGTAAAAATGAGTGGAAGCAATATAAGAAGATGATAAAGTGGAAAAGGTTCTTTAGGGAGGTTGATAGTGAAAATAGCTCACTTTAGCTTATGGGCTCCAAGGAGATCTGGATTACACGAATTTGTTATAGACCAGATTACTTGTGAACGTAGAGCTGAATTGGATTCTATTTTAATAAACTGCGATGAAGAAAACCCAGATCCAGAAAGGTTTACTGATCGTGGTATTGTTTGTAAACCTTGGAAAAACGCACACGAATGTGATGTTTGGGTCGTGCATAGGTCAGTTCCGATGAAGTTAGTTCCTTATGTTAGGAAACATGGTAATATAGCAATTATGCATGGAACTGCTGAATATATGGTTATGTTAGAAACTCAAACTGGTCAGCAAAAGTTTGATATACATATTTCGTTTTTAGAACGATTTGACAAAGTTGTTGCAATAAATGAGTCTGATTATTATATAATGAAAATGTATGAGCGTGGTAATAATTTAGTGTTCATACAGGATTCTGTTGATCTGCAAAGATTTAATCCTGATGGGTTTAAGTGGGAATATGACTATAGACCAGCAATAATATCTACTGCCAACATACGGTTTAATAAAACTCCTATGTCTTTATTATGGTCTATGTCTGAAGTTATAAAGTTAATCCCCAAGGCAAGGTTGAACATATTTTGCATCAGACTTACAGATGTTTCATTATGGAGAGAAACAATATTGAAAGCAAAAAATTTAAGCATATATTGTGAAAATGTTCAACTACAGTTAAGGGATTTAAGGCCATTTTTAAGAGGTGCCGATATTTCATTTAATTCAAACATAAATGGTATAACTAGTAGAGATACTTTGGAAGCTATGGCTATGGGCATTCCGGTCGTTTCATATCGTGGTGGATATACTAGATATCATGCCATTGTTATGGATCCAGTTTCAATAGCAAATGCAATTTATGAATGTTGGAAAAACATAAATGATAATCCAGAAAATGTTTTTAATGAAACACTTAAATATGCTCAAGAAAACTTTTGCATGGATAATGCAACGAAGAAATATCTAAAATTATATGAAGAAGTTGTGGATATAAGTAATAAGAGGAATTAAAAATGGGTAGCTATATAGATATATTAATCCCAGTGTGGAATAATTTAAAATATACTCATAGGTGTATCACTTCAATGCTTCATGGTAGTGGAGGAATGAATTTTAAATTGACTATTATAAATAATAATTCCACTGATGGTACGTGTCAATATCTTGATAGGTTAAAGAAGCATAGTTGGGTGAATGTAATTAATAATAATGTAAATTTAGGGTGGATTAGTGGTTTGAATCAAGGCATAAAAGCTACTAATGGAAAATATGTTATTTTTATGAATAATGATGTTGTTGTTAGTGATGGATGGATTCAAAAACTTTTGTCTCCACTTAATAATCCGGACATAGGTGCATGTGGTCCAATTAATTCAAATGATCATGATTGGCAATATTTTGGTAGGGTGAGGGAAAAACTAGTTTATGATTTGCCGAAATTTGATAATCCAAATAATCTCAAAGAATGTAATAAGATTTTAGAAGATAAATATGGGTCAACTTTTTTAAGAATTAGAGGCATGTTGGCTTTCTTTTGTGTCGCATTTCGTAGAGAAACGATCAAGAGGGTCGGGCTTTTGGATAAAAGGTTTGGTGTTGGGCTAGGTGATGACGATGATTATGCAAGGAGATTAGAACAGAGTGGCTTAGAATTAGCATTAGCATTAAGTTGTTATGTAATACACCATTCAAAAGCTACATTTAAAATTATGTTTAATGATGATGAATATGAGAAATTGCGGAAACATAATTTAAGTTTATTAAAAGAAAAGTATCCAGAAAGATATTAGTTATGGAGAAAATAGTATATCCAATAAGCATTCAATATCGTAAAAATTGGGGATTTTGGGAAGCTTTTAGAGAGATTTATCAAAATTCGCTTGATGAAGCGGGGTATTTTATTGTTAAAAAATCTCTTGAAGGTGTCACCATATTTGATAATGGTAATGGTTTCAGCTTCAAACATTTGATATTAGGTGTTACGGATAAGAAGATTAAAAATCCAAGAGGTAAACATGGAGAAGGTTTAAAAATAGCGATGATAGTGTTTCTGCGTAATGGTTATGTTGTCAAAGTCCATACTGGTGATTTGTTGATATCATCTGTTGTTGAAGAAATAGAAAATGAATCTGTTTTTGCTGTTGAATATACAAATAACGCTAAACATAAGAATGGAACAACTGTTTTCATAAAAGGGTATAATGGTGATGTTTTTGAAAATAGAATAATTAAGAAAGGTGATAAAAGAATAATTTTTTCTTCTAACAAAGGACAGATAGTTGCAGAAAGACCTTCAGGTTTGTATGTCAGAGACATATTTTGTCAGGGAATAAGTCAATATAGATATAGTTATAATTCTCCTTTTATAAAATTAGATGAAGGAAATGTTGCTGATCCGTATGATATAAGAAGGTGTATTGGTTATATATGGTCTTCCGTAGATGATGTTTCTCTAATAAGAACTTTTTACAAGGCCGTCAGGACTAAAAAAGGTGAATATGGTGCTGATTTAGTTTCAATTCAAAAGGAAAACATTGGTCGTTGGAAAAAAGCTTTTTACAAAGAATATGGCAACAATGCTGTTCTTTCTGTTGATAAATCTGCTTCTAAAAGGCTTAAATCAATTGATAAATATGTTGTTGTATCTTTTCCAAAAGATTTAACAAATATTCTTGCAGAATTTATTAATACAGATGCTAAAGTTGTTGAAGCATTGGATGAAAAGAAGGAAGTTATGATTAGCAAGAGTATTCTGAGCGATGATGAAGATGGAAATCTTAGTGTTTGTAGAAAATTGGTCGCCATTGTTGATTCAAACATAGTTATTAATCCGTATAATTTTCTTAGTTCGGATGCTAAATTAGTTGGTAAGGAAATAAGAATCAATTCTGCGATATTGAATGATTTGCAGAAATTGTTATTCGTTGTGTTGTATGAATTAGCAATAGCGAAAAGTGGTGTAAAAGAACTTACAGTCAGACATCTGAAGGCAGTTCTTGATATTTGTTCATTAGTTTTAAGTAAGACATCATTATGAGGTATTCATTATGGCTATACAAACTACATCTCTTGACATTGATGGCACATTAGATGCTGATGAACATGCTGCTGAAAATGTGACGGATTGGAAAATAGCAAGTGGAACATTAACAATAGATGAATATGAACAGCTAATAGTCGGTGGAGAATTCATAGTTGAAACTGCCACAATTGACATAACAGAGAATGGTAAAATGTTTGTAATATAGGAGATGTTTATGAAATGGTTAGCTGATGCTTTTAATGTTATTCCATTGCCTCTTGTTGGTATGTTTTGTCTTTTAGTTGTTATATATTGGCAAGAAAAAGCAAGAGAAAAAGAAGCTGATAAGGCTTGGAGTACCATTGGTGATATGCAGGATACATTTAAGGATGTTAGGACTTCGGTAGATCATTTTTCAGGTGTACTTGATGGTATTATGAAAGTCATCCAAAAACCGTAAAGGAGTTAACGAAAAATGAAACTATTTGGGAATATAGAATTTCATTTGTGGAGGAAGCCTTTAAGAACATCAAGAGAAGAAGTGTTAAAGGTCATAAGTGAAACAAAAAAATCGATTAAAAATGCTAACTGTTTATTAGAGAATGCTGAAGTTACTCTTAATGGTGAAAATAAGTGGGGGAGGATGTCTAATGGATGTGCTAAATGATTGGACTCTTTGGAGTTATATTTCAATATCTTTGTTTTCTTATATAACTTTATGTTTGTTTGTTTGGGATTGGACAAGAAAATGGGTTAAACGTGGAAGTATTGGTCATGTATATTTTTCTGTAGGAATAACCATGGCGGGGATTGTATTACATTATTACATGTTAGTTTACGGTAGAATTGGAAGTACGTTTTATGATTTTGATTTTTTGCATAGATGGTATTGGAAAGTAAAAGATTTATTTATTGTGATTGGTACATTTTTAATAATGATCACAATGATTTATCGTATGTTTCTTGAGAAATTTGTTTTAAGGAAAGGTGGTTTTAGTCATTTTTTAAATCCATTGCATATTTATTGTAGATTAAGAGATTTAAAAATTGCTAATGGTTTTAGTAGATGGATTGTAAAAAAATATGAAAAAATATTTAAGTTTTTTAGTAACAAAAACATAAGATAGTTCATAGCAAAACAGGAGATATAACTATGTGTACTTTAAAAAGATTTTCGTTGTTTATTTTGTTTTTATGTTTTTTTTATCCCTTCATAGTTTTTTCATCTCCACATAATGTTGATTCTTCTGATAAACGTTTTATGCCAGATCTTAGTGGATATAATATTGTTTTCACTAGTCTAGTTCGTAATATAAGTCCTAATGATGCAATATTGCATCATTATCATGATAAAAATGATAATTGTGCTTTTAATGCTGTTTTTCTTGTTTGTAATGGAGTTAAAATGAAACAACCTTTTGTTATATTTGATTATAAACTAAAATTTTTATACATTGATAGTGATTTTGATAGAAAAGTTGATAAATTTTTTAACGGGTCTCCTTATCCATCTGCACTTAGTGTTAAACCAGAATGTCTAGGGGATATATAATGATAGAAGTAATACACATAAGAATCAAAAAATCAGATCATGGGACGTTTGGTCGTATTATAATTCCTGAGTTTTCTTTTTTTGTTGGTGAATTGCCATGGAGAAATAATGTAAGAAGTATATCTTGCATTCCAGTAGGAGATTATTTGGTTAAGCTAAGAGAATCTCCTAAATATGGGATAACTTATCATATTACAAATGTTCCCGGCAGATTATATATATTACAACATTCTGGGAATCTATGTGGAGATGTTTCTTTAGGATTATTTACACATACAAATGGATGCCAGTTATTAGGAAAATATCTTGGAAAGCTAAAAGGGCAAGAAGCTGTTTTGTGTTCTCGCCCAATAGTAAAGAAGTTTATGAGAATTATGTGCGGTGAAACGTATTTACTTAAAATAAGGGAGGAATTCTAATGTTATCAACATTAGCAACTATTTTCGGTGGACCTGTTGGAGGAGTCGTAACTGGTATTTTTGGATCATTGTTCTCCAACATATTTAACTATTTCAAACAAAAACAGGCTCACAAGCAAAAGATGGAGTTGAAAGAGCTTGAAATTAAGGCAGATAGACAAGATCATATTTATGCTATGGCCGAAGCTGATATGAATATGCAGATCAAGAAGTCAGAAATTGAAGGTGCTATTAATCTTAAAGAAGCTGAATCATTTATGCAAAGTCAAAAGAATGCTATGGTTTCTTTGTTTAAGGCTTCTTTTATGACTAAGATGATGGAAGTAGAGGGATGGCCTAGATATTTTACAATTCCAATTGCCACTATTGTTGCTTTTGCTTTCGGACTTGTTGATTTCATAAAACACTTAATGAGACCTGGAATTACAATTTTTCTTATTATTGTTTTTGGTAAAATATTAACGGAAGCATTGGGCATATTAAAAGTTTCTAATCATCAATGGACTGTTGAACAAGCTGTTAAAATAGTGATGTTATCTGTTGATGCTGCTATTTATTTGACAGTAACTTGTGTGTCATGGTGGTTTTCAGATAGAAGGATAGCTAAGTTCATGATGCGATTGAATGATGGGAATTTGAAAAATTAATTTATTATAAATTAGCTTCTTAACTTGTATATTAACTATATTATACTAATTTAAAGGAGGTGGAAAAATGTTACCGTTTCAAGAGACTTCACTGACTATGAAAGCGACGTATTCTGGTGGTAATCCTGTTTATATAGGATATGCTGCTCCAGGAACTGCCACAAGTGATACAGAATGGCAAATTAGAAAAGTAACAGTTGATGGTGATGGCAACGTCACAGATGTTCAATTTGCAGATGGTACTAATGAGTTTGACAAAGAGTGGGATGAAAGAGCAGGATATTCCTATAGTTAGGAGGTATATAAATGAAAAAGCATACGATAAATCCAATTTCTGGAAGTTTTGATCAAGTCCAGAACATATCTTCTCCTTTACAGTTTAAGGGCGCAATTGGTGTTGCTGCTGATTTTCCAACATCTGCCGCTGTTGAAACTGGTTGGTTTTATAGAGTAACCGCTGATGTTACAGATAACGACGGTACTAAGACAAACACTGGTCAATCATTCTATGCTAATGACGAAGTGGCATGGAATGGAACAGATTGGACTTCTGTTGGCCCTGTAACTATACGAAAGACGTATAGTTTTATTCCCGTAAGAGATTGGCTAAACGGATCTTCTCCGCCGGATAGTGCTTCTAATTACACAAGTGGTAATGGTGCTATATCTGCTAGAACTTTTGCTAATGATTCTAGTGAGGATCTAGTTTATGGGTGGGAAGTGCCAACCAATATCATAGCATCTTCAGGAATAAAATTCATTGTCAAATGTTTAGTAACCAATGCGACTGGTCCCAGCAACGAAGAAGTTGAATTTAAACTAAGTGGATATTCAATAGGAGATGGAGATTCTTTGAATGGTACATTTGGTGATGAGATTGCTTCTAATGAAACTGGAATGACACATGCTCAATATGATATTTTTATGACTCCATTAAGTAATACAGTTACAGTGACAGATTTAGTAGCGGGTGAAACTGTTATGTTGAAACTCTATAGAGATCATGATGGTAACGATGATTATGGTCAGAAGGTCGGCGTAATAGGAGTGTTAATAGAATATTATGAAAAAATTACTGCTTAGTATAATATTATTGTCGTTATTGTTATCTGGATGTTTTACTGTATTGTTTAAGGGTGAGCGTGTTGAAAAAGCTCATATTACAAAGACATATACTCCAGCAGGTATGCAAATCTCTGTTGGATTCGAAGGTAACGATTCTGTAAAAAATATAGAGAAATTATACAATATGCTAAGTGAAGAGCCGAAGAAGGAAAAAAAGTTAGAAAGTTATTGATTAACTTTAGGAGGGCGATATGGGTAAAAATAGGAGTAAAGTTGGAAAGAAAAAACCGCCAAGATCAAAAAGTCTTAGTAGAACTGAATCTGACTATAGAACGAATCAAATGATATCAGTAATTGCTAGAGATTTTGTTAATTTTAAAATCTCATCTACACAAGATAGTCTTGACATGAAAGAAGGTTTTGTTCAGTTGCGTAGGGAATGCTCAATTCAAAGTGTTATTGCAAATTCTTTGTTAAAACTATTATCTGATGTCTTAAACATGCCACATCAGATAATAGTTAATAGATTCGCAACATATATGTCTAATGAAATTATTGTAAGTCAAGAGGGGGTGGTGAATGGGGATATAGAGATAATTAAATACAATTTAAGTTAGGAGGGCAAAATGAGAATATTTTCATTTACGACAGATATAGATTTACCTCTGTCGAAGGGAGACTCAACTAAGGTCGATAAGGGCAAGTTTTACATTTTGGATGAAAGGTTGATAACAGAAATAAAGCTTGTATATGGTGAAAGGGCTATAAGTGAAGAACTTAGTTTTTATAAATACATGAAGCCATATACTGGTCAGAATTTAGAAGGTAAAACAATATTTGCTTTTAGAACTTCTGGTATTGGGGACCTTATGGCAATGATGGTCCCTATTAAAATCATAAAGAAAAGAAATCCTTCGTGTAAAGTTATAGTTGGCAGTTCTGAAATGTACAGTGAATTGTTTGTCAACAATCCTTTTGTTGACAAATATGTACACCTACCATATCCACTCGAAATAGTAAACGAATCAGATTATACAATATTTTTTCAAGGTTTAGTTGAAACAAAAACAGTGGATTCAACTACTATAAATATTTATGATTTGTTTATAAAAGCGTTCTCAATGAATCATGATGATTTTCCAAGAATCGATAAAATACCTGAAATACATTTCAACCCTGACATAGATCATGATGTGGCAATAACTTTTGAAGGATTGGGTTTAGCTGAAGGTTATCCTGTTGTTGGGATTCAGTTACAAACTTCAACAATATTGAGGAATTATCCGTTAGAAAAATTCAAGCATCTCGTTTCACTATTGAACGCACAAGATATAAAAACAGTAATAATAGGTGAACCTAATGTTACTGAATTAATAAATAGATACGATATGTGTGACGAAAAGATGTCATTTAACTTTGCTCGTCATTGTCTTTCTTTAAAACATTTATTTTCAATAATAAATTGTTGTAACATATTTGTTGGGGCAGACACTTCGGGGTTACATATAGCGGGAGCACTTAACAAACCAATGATTGGATTATTTGGTCCGATACCAAGTGAACTCAGGATTAAATATTTCGATAATGCAATAGGTATTGATGGTGCGACAAACTGTTCTCCATGTTTTTTGCATGGCAATAGACCATGTCGTCATGCTCTATCCGATGGCTATAGTCCATGTTTAGTGGTTATAGAGCCAGATGTTATTGTTGATACAATTAACAATGAGTTATTGCCATTATATAGTGTAACAAAGCATATGACACCTAAGTCTAAACAACTTGAGCATGATGTAGATGAAAAAAGAGCAATAGTTACGTTGGCTATTGGTGATGAAGCAAAAGAGATGTTGGGGGTTACGCTAGATTGTTTTATGAATTATGGTAGTAAGACAAATGCAGAGGTTATAGTAATTGATGATGAAAAAATTAATGGCATGTACCCAAATTTAGAAAAATTTCAAATGGCTGAGTTTTTGGATAAATATGATAGGATATTATATTTAGATGTAGACATAGTTATTCATCCTGATTGTCCAGATTTATTTAATATAGTACCTTTCGATCATGTTGCTGCTGTTGCAGATAATTTTGATGGTATATGGGGTAATCTAAATAGATACGATGAAGCAATGGAAGTTCAAAGAGCATTAGGTTTTGTTGGTTGGCATTCTGGATACTTCAATTCTGGAGTGTTGTTATTTTCTAAACACCATAAAGGTCTGTTTAGTAATCCAGAGTTAAGAGAAAGGTTTAATTCTCAATTTAAAGACCAGACTCTTTTGAACTTTAATTTATTTAGAAATGGGTATAAGTTTTTTCCACTTGATAAAAAGTTTAATGGTATGGAAATAAATGGGTTTACTTCCAGAGGTCAAAATCCAAATAAAACAGAAGCTTATATTATGCATTTTGCTCATGAATATCCAAGGGTTGAGAATATGAGAAGTGTAATTGATATATTATATCCAAAATTTTTTAACACTCTACAAAAATTAGATGAAATGTTGGGGGAAGCAAATGGGAAATGAAAAGAAACCATTATTATTTTATGATGTTGGTGAATTAGGTTGGAGCTTGCCGTTAACTGCTCATATGAACTGGCTTCTCATAAATGACAACCGCAAGATAGCAGTTTGTACATTTCCAGAGCGTTTTGTACTGTATAACGGCATAAAAATTGAAAGGATACCAATTCCTGATAAAATATTTGATAATATAAACGATAGTAGTCTTGATCAAGACGGTACGCATTTATATTCACATAAAAAGAAAAAATGCATAACGAATGACATACTTTTTAAATATATAAACAAACATTTCCGTGATAGTTATGAAGTTGTTAATGAATATGGTGCTTTTTTTAATAAAAGAATGCCGTATAGGTTCAATTCATCTCAAAAAGCAATGAAAACATGCAAAAATCTTTTTAGTGATAAACCATTAATATTAGTTTTTCCAAGAAAAAGAAAAGGTAAGTTTGGCAATAGAAATTTGACAGAAAAATTTTATATAAATTTGTGTAATAGACTATGCAACGACTATCCCATGCATACAGTATCAGCCATGGGTTCAGTGGTTGGATCCCATCATATCGATTCTAATATTAAGTACGACAATTTTGTAGATCTAACAACTTGGTCTGATCTACAAAGTTTGGATTTAATGATAGCAGCATGTGTGTATCAAAAAGTTGATTTTGCTGTTGGTTCCCAATCTTCGTTACCAAAAATTTCTTTAATGTGCGGTGTACCAACATTCATAATGGGGCATGAAAAGAAAAGACATATGATCGATGATAATTGGATGAATACAAGAGTTGGATTTCATGTTGTTAAGAGAGTAAATGGTAAATACAGATTAAATAATCATAAAAAATGTATAGATGAAATAATTAGGTTTGGTAATATAGATAAGCCTATTATTTTTGATGAAAAGGTTGTAAGGGAAGATCGAGCATCGCATCCCATAAGTAGATTTTACAATGATGACCCATTACTGTTTTGTGATGTTGGTGAAGTTGGTTGGACTCAATATTTAGTTGCTTTTGTTAAAAAGTTTAGAGAAAAACATCCGTGGAGAAGATTAATAGTCATAACTTCAAAAGCTAAATTTGTATTTTATAGAGATTGTTGTGATGATTTACTTGAATTGCCAGATAAAATTAAAGAAATGACAAAAAATATGTCAGCAGAACAACATTTCATGATAGATCCTCATAATATAAATAATCGTTTTGTTGGTAAAAAAATGTCTTCAATATTAAGTAAGATTTATCCACAATGCGATATTTTTAATAGTTTTGATAAAGTGAAATATGTTTCCAATAAGTTTTATACGCCGTATATTTCAAGTAAAAAAGCTAGAGATTATGTTAGAAAATTGTGTGGCAAAGATAATAGCATATTAATTTTTCCCAGAAGAAGAGAAGGAATACATGGTGACAGGAATTTATCATATAGGTTTTATGTAGATCTTTGCCATGAATTGCGTAATAAGTTTCCTAATCATTTATTAATATCAATTGGCTCTAAGAGCGGTGCATATGAACTAAAAGATGAGATAGTGCATCGTGATCTTGTTTACTTTAATGATAATGAAACCTTAGATATATTGGTTGCTTTTTGTAATCTCAATAAAGCAATGTTCACATTTGGTCCTCAGTCTGGATTATCTAAAATTTCTTTATTATGCGGCATACCTTCTTTCATTGTTGGTCATGAAAAGAAGAGACACATGATTGAGGAAAATTGGGCTAAAACATTTGCTGGATTTTTCGAAGGCTTAAAAAGTGATATAGGCTATATAATTAACAAAGAAAAGTGTGTAGAGGAAGTTTTGAAATTTGCAGAGCAAGTAAAGGAGGGTAGAATATGGATGTAACTTTTAACCTTGTTAATTGTGGATTGAGAAATTGTTAATCACAATATGAGAAGGCCAGTGTTTTAGTAATTTTGCGGAGGTGTAATTTTATGCCAGGAATTAATATAGCATTCAATTTGGTTTCATGTGGGCTTGCCAATAATGGAGGTAGTCAATCAATAGCAAGAATGGCTATGGCTTTGGATGAATTAAGCCATAGTGTTAAAATTTTATTAGATAGTCCAGATAGATTTACTTGGTTTGAAATACCTGCACGTTTGAAACATTTTGTCACAGGTATAGATAGAGATGTTAGTAGATGGCCGAAATATGATATAATTGTAGCCACTGGATGTAATACAGTGGAAAGTACGGTTAGTTATCCACATTTATCAATGAAAAATAAGTTTTATTGGATAAGGGGACATGAAACGTGGGCTAATCCAGAGGAGCAACTTTTTAAAAAATATAAATCAGGATTAAATCTTCTTGTTAATTCAGAGTGGTTAAAAAGAATGCTTAATGATGTTTGTCTTGTTGATTCTAAAATTCAATATCCGGGATTACCTATAGATGAAATATTTTCTTGTCTAAAGCATGGTATGACTGAAAGTCCTACGGGAAAAGTTACCATTGGTGCTTTGTATTATATGGACAAACATACAAAAAAGTTTATGGATATATTGCAAATGGCTTATCATCTTCAAACAATTGGTTTATTACATGAGTTAATTTTATTTGGAGATAAAACACTCATGCCTCAAGTTGTTGATGGTTTATCTTATATTCCGTTTAAGTTTTTCTTAAGACCTACATTTGAGAAGAAAATCGAAATTATGTCTTTGTGTGATATATGGCTTTCAACAACCATACTTGAAGGACTACATATACCACCAATGGAAGCTGGATTATGCAATTGTAATTTAGTTGTTAGAGATTGCACTAAGTCAGGTGTAAGTGATTATGCTATAAACAATTTCACATCACTTAATTATATAAGCATTCCTGATGCGATTCATTCAATATTTATGTACGCTGAAAATTTGGATTTGGCCAATAATCATAAATCTAATTTAAAACAATTACTGCATGAAAAAATTGGTAGTGTTAAAGACAATGCTATAAAAATGCAAACCATATTTGAATCTGTGCTTTAGGAGTTTAAAATGAAATTGTCAACTGTATCTGAGGTTGTTCGTGATCTTCAAGTGGCTATTGTTTCTAGGAGTCCATTTTCAATGATTAGGTTTAATGATGGTGGTTTAAAGGTCATGAAAAGATTTATAGATGGAACCACAGACTATTCCACCAGTAGACAGGAGGGCATTCCTCATTTCTTTTTTAAAAATTTAATAAAAAGTTGGATAAATAGTGCGAACGAAGCTGATTATATTGATTCTCCTGAGTTCTATTTTATTGAAAAAACTCATAAAAAAAGAGGCAAAACATCACCTGATAATTGGAAATTGTTATCTCAATGGAAGGAAATTTATTCAGAGATAGGAATTAATATTAACAGAAAGTTTTGTAGTCCAGAAATGGGTATTTTATTATTTGCTGAAAATGCTAGACATAATCTAATTGAAACAATTAGACATCGTTCCATATGTTGTATATCAAATTATTATAGGGTTGACAGAATTTTATCAAGACATACAAGATCTGTTACAGTTAAACTAATTCCTGGATTTTTTGGTAATCATTATGATGTTTCATATGATAGTATTATAGATGAAATAAGAAAAGAGGCAAATGATTATGATCTTTGGATATTAGCTTCTGGTGAATTAGGCCGGATTTATAGTGGTGAAATACGTAGAAATGGTGGTAGGTCCATAGATGTTGGTAAAGTTGTTGATGCTTGGGTTACTAGAAGGATAGATAAGCGAATGTCTACTATGTGCTGTTTTAGTGACAATAATGAGTTAGCATTCCAATTTGGAAATGGAGATGAAATTGAATAAAAAAATTGACATAGCTATGACTTCTGTTATACGTCCCAAAATAGTCAAAAGAACACTTGAAACATTTACTAAACGTGTCTTTAAAGAAAAAGGTAGTTATAGGCTTATTATAAATATAGATGTTGTTGGTGAAAATCATATACCACAAGTTGTTCTTGAGATGTGTTACAAATTTTTTAACAGAAAAAATGTTATATATAACATATCACCAAAGCCATCTTTCCCTAACGCAGTTATATGGGCATGGAATCAAGTTGAATCTGATTATTTTTTTCATTTAGAAGATGATTGGCAAATATTTAGGGATGTGGATATAAGTCGTCTAATACGAATTATGAAAAAAAATAATAGTGTGGCTTCTATAAGGTTTTGTAATAGAAAACTAAAGTCATATACGAAAAGGATAGTTGAAGTTAGTGGTTTGTTTTTTGATGTTCATGATGGTTTTTGTATATCTAAAAGCCCAGGAAATTCGTTCTCTCTAAATCCTTCTTTAATAAGAACATCTTTTATGAAAGAAGCTTTGCCACTAATGAGAAGAGATGTAAATCCAGAAAAGCAGTTTCGTAGAAAAGATCCAATCCTTAGTCAGTTAGTTATGAAATGGGATTATGCCATATATGGCAATCCAGGAGATCATGCATTAGTTGATGGTAAACGTGGTAGATACTGGAGAGAGAAAATGGGTTACAACAAACCAAGTAAAAATCAATTTTTATCATGGGAGGGCGTATGATGTATAAAGTTGAAAAAGAATACACTGATACATGTTCATTATTAAAACCAAGAGATGGCTGTATGACATTCATAAGAGATCTTAGTTATCTACACCTATTAGATAAGTGTAAAGAGTTTGATGTTATTATATATGCTCCAAAAAATATGAGAAACTGTTTGAATTTAGATAAAAGTCTTAACATTTGTTTTGTTGATGATCCTGATTATGAGTTTACTGTAACACATAATGAAATAAATAAAAGTAGAATGAAACTCGATATACAATCTGTTTTTATAGGTAATAATTGTAGAATACATCCAAAAGCAGTTCTTGGTGTTGAGGGATTCAAATTTGCTAATTGTCCAGATGGAAGCAAAGTACAATTCATACATGTTGGAAATGTTGTCATTGGTAATAATGTTGAAATAGGAGCTCATGCAATAGTGCATAGAGCAGCTATGGATTCAACGATAATAAAAAATGGTGTCAAAATTGCTGTTCAATCAAATGTTGGTCACAATTGCTACATAGGTAAGAATACAGTTATAGCAGGAGCAGTTCATATATGTGGTTCTGTTACAATTGGTAAGAATTGTTGGATAGGTGCAACTACTGCGATAAAAAACGGTGTAAGTATTTGTGATAATGTCATTATCGGAATGGGTTCATTAGTCATGAAAAATATAGAAAAACCTGGGATTTATTTTGGTAGACCAGCAAAATATCAAAAACCATATGAGGGGGGGTATAACTTCTAATGAAAGTAAAAGTTGGTAATAAAGTTTATGATAGAGAGAAAGAGCCGGTGATGGTTATTTTGACCGAGCAAGACAAGAAGAACATTAGAGATATGCATCCTGATTGTACGAAATATTGTGTGTATCCTAAAGAAGAAAAGTGGACTAAAAATGATTATAAAAAAATAAAAGATTGGATGAAGGAGGGTGTATGAGTAAAACCATATTGGCAGTCGGAGCACATTACGATGATGCTGAGATGAGTTGTGGTGGAACATTATATATGCATGTAATGAGAGGTGATAAAGTTGTTGTTGGTATAACTAATAGTGATGATGATTTGGCCGGAGATCCTAAGAAGAGATATTTAGAACAGTTAGAAGCTAATGTATTTTCTAGGTTTAATATCATTACATTCTGTAGTATGGATGAAGATCATTCCGTTATAAAGGAATTAGATGATCTTCATCCTGATATTATCTTTGTCCCATTTAAAAAGGATACTCATCAACATCACATAAGAGCTTCTAGGATAGGCATGTCGGTTGGTAGAAAAAAATATATAACAACATACATATATGATAGTGGTAGTGCATATGATTTTCATCCGAATGTGTTTAGTTTAATAGATTTTGATTTAAAACTAAAACTTGTTAAACATTTTAAATCTCAAATTGAAAGGAAGACTATAAAAATCAATATAATAAAGAAAAAAGAAGCATATTGGGCATCATTGATTACAGATGCAGAAAAAGCATATGCAGAAGCATTTATTGTAAGAAAGTTAATATATAGGAGGGCGTTATGTTAGAAAATTGGAAAGAAGTTGAGGGCTATGGTAACAATGCGGTACATCCTACTTTTAAGCATGGAAGTAATTTTAAGATTGGATGCTGGTGTGTTATAGAAAAAAATGTTATTGTGGGTGATGATGTAACATTAGAAAATTGGGTTTTATTAAAGGAAGGAACAAAAATAGGTAATAATGTTTTCATTGATCATTATTGTAAAACCGGTACTGATTCTTCTTTTGGTAATCGCATACAATGGAAGCCGTCGGCATCCATAGCCGACGGCACTGTTGTAGGAAATGATGTCTTTATTGGTCCAATGGTTATGACTTTAAGAGGTAAAGTAAAAGGTGTTCAATTACCTCCTATCATATGCGATGGTGCGTATATTGGTGCAGGGTCAACTATAATGCCAGGAGTTGTTGTTGATGAGAATGCTGTTGTTGGAGCAATGTCACTTGTGATAAAAAACGTTGAGGAAGGTGATATAGTTATTGGTATTCCAGCTAAATCTATGGTGAAAAAATGATTAGAAACTTTTATAAAAGTAGATATTTTCCAGAGTTGAAAGCGTTAATGTGTCATGAAAAAGAAGTTGAACAATATATCAGAAATGCTGTGAGACTTCGTGATCCTGAAATCATTATAGAATTGGGAACAGGAACTGGAGGGTTTACTTTATTATTGCATGAATGTAATGAAAACATTCTACTATATTCTTTTGATAATAATTCTATATATGAAAGTAAAAAAATCAGAGGGTTAGTTACAAGCGAAGATATTACTGAATTAGTTGAAAAAGGGTTTAATAGTAATGTAGTTTTTATAGTTGATAATATTTTGAATAAAAAAAATGAATTATTAGTTTCTTTACTTTCAAATCCTCGTAGAAAATTTTTATATTGTGATAATGGTGATAAAGGTAAAGAAATAATTATGTATGCTGAATATTTAAAATCTGGGGATATGCTCGGTGTTCATGATTGGGAAACTGAAGTGTTTAATAATTATGCTGATGAAGTGAGAAAAATATTGTTTGGATTCTATGCACATGAATTTAATAGTGTTTTTAGAAGATTAAAACTACGCACAAGGTTATTTATAAAAAAATGAGAATATTGTTAATTGTAAGAGATATGTTGAAGGTTGGGAAACAGAATTTGCTTGGTCATCACTATTTTGTAAGTGAGTTTGCAAAATATCATGAGGTTATATGGTGGGGTCCACTTAGAGATGGTTATGATGAAAACAGGCCAATTACAGATGTTGTTAGCCAATATAAGCCTGATATTATATTTAAGTATGGGTTCAGAATGCCATTTGAAATAGATATGGATAAGGTCACTATACCTAAACTTATTTATCTTGTTGATTATTTTCCACCGAAGGGTAATTATAGAGGATGTCAGCCGCAATATCAAGAATATATGGAAAGAAGTAAATATGATTTAGCATTTGTTCCAGTGTCATATATGGGAAAATATGTTGTTGAATGTGGTGCTTGCAGAGAATCTTTTTTGATGCCATTTTCTGTAAATACTAAGGTGTTTAGAAAGAGACTTAATTTTTTTAAAGAGTATGATGTTTGTGCAAGATACACAATTCGTGATGATGTGTATCCATTAAGAGCTAAGTTGTTGGATATGTTATCAACCATGAATGTATCTTATAAACGTAATAAAACAACAGTTAGTCAATATGTTGATGATATTAATTATTCAAGGATAGTTGTCACAAGTAATAATATTTTTGGATCACTAAGTAGAAAATATACTGAAGTGATGGCTTGTGGATCTTTCTTATTAGCTGATAAACCAGAGGATCTTAAAGAATTTGGTTACATTGATGGAAAACATTTAGTTATCTATAATGGTCTTAATGATTTGAGAAAAAAAATACTATATTATTTAGAGCAAGAACACGAACGTGAGTGGATTGCCAATAATGGTATGGAATTTGTTAGAAAACATTATAATAATAAGGTCATGGTTGATAAATTCACAGATCTTGTTTGTGAGAGGTGGATGAAATGAGAGTTTTGTTACTTGCAAAAAATGATTGGGCTAATTTGGGGTACACATTTTCCATGTGTCTACAGAAAGTTGGCGTTGATGCTGTAATGTTGGGTAAATCTCCTAACTACTATAAATACCCAAACAAAGCTTTTGCATTAGAAAACGTTAGACACTATGCTGAGGAAGCAGACATTATACAATTTATGCATAGTAGTTATATAGATACCGGTATTGATTTATCTAAAAAAAGAGTGTTTGTTTTTCATGGTGGTGGTCACTATAGAGATAATCCTGCTAAAGTAAATGCTGTATTTAATCCCATTGTAGAAAGAACATTAATACAAACTGGTGATCTGTTAGGTAGGGGAGCCAAGAATGAGAAGTGGGTTCTTCCTGCTGTAGACATTGAAGCTATTAAGCCTGATTATTCCTTCAATGAAGGTGAAAAAATAATTGTAGGTCATTATCCATCTTCTGCTGATACGAAAGGTTCAAATATAGTTAATAAAGCAATAAGTGAATTAAAGCACAATAGAGATGTTGCAAGCAGATTCATATACAGGTTTTCTATAGAAAGAGTTACTTGGAAGGAGCAAATGGAAAGAGTTAATGAATGTGATATTTATATAGAGCAGATGAGATTAGGTGAATGGGGTGTGTCTGCGTTAGAAGCTGCTGCTCTTGGAAAATTAGTAATAACTAATTTTAATAGTTACAATAGATATGTTAGAGAATACAATAATAATCCTGAGTTGATTGTGGCTAATAACATTAATGAACTAAGAAGTGTCTTAAAAGAATTTCTTAAATTCAATAATTCGGAGCTACTTTCATGCAAGAAAAACACTAGATTATGGGTTGAAAATCACCATAGTTATAAAGCTATTGGTGATAAATTAAAATCTGTATATGGTATATAATATGGATACTCTACTTCCTTCTAAGAAAGTTAAATATAGTGTTGTTAGAAAGTCATTAAATAAGAAAAAGTGTTTTGTCGCATTAGGTGCTCTTGAAGAAGAAGTTGTTAATATAGATGACAAGTTATGTATTGGCGAACAATTAAGTTGGGCAGATTGGTTGTATAGAAAAAAGGTTATGAAAATACATAACAGTTTAGGTGTTAACGATCCTTCTTATAATAAAGCACTTAGAGAAATAAGGGAAATATATGATCGGATAAAACATTTACTCAGCAGAGTTAAAGAAAAAAGTGTTGGTCCAGTGAAGAGTACAAAAAATTATTTTTATTCTAAAAATAGATTTCGTGTTAGTAATAAAGCAACATGGAAATTAAATAAAAAACAAAAAGATGAGATATATATTCTGAGAAAGAAAATGGGTTTTTCTTATGGACAATTAGCTAAATTAGTACATATCTCAAAACCAGCTGTTTTTAGTATTGTTAGTGTTAGAGAAAGAAGGAGTAGCGGAAGTGTTAGTTCCGAAAATACCAGAAAAATTCAAACATCTAATTGAACGTAACTACTTGAAAGTTGGCGATAATGTTTCGATAGATGAAACTGTATCTTTTGTGGATATACTTCCATTAAATGGAAGAATTGAGTTGGGTGATTGGTGTAGACTTTCATCTGGTTGTGTTATTTACGGAGGATGTAAGTTTGGAAACAAAGTATTCATAGGTCATAATTCAATCATCCTTCCTCGTACCATAATAGGGAACAATACTTATGTAGGAGGATTAGTTAATTGTGAAGGAGATACTAGGATTGGTAATAATTGCGGTATTAATGCTCAGTGTCACATTACTAAATTTACTGTTATTGGTGACTATACTTTTCTTGGACCTATGGTTTGCACTACTAATGATTATAAGATGCGATTCAAAAGAAGCGGTCATGGTAAAAACTTGATAGGTCCTACTATTGGTAGAGGTGTGAGAATTGGAAACATGGCAAGTATTCTTCCAGGAGTTATAATAAAAGATAATGCTATTATTGGTGCCGGATCTGTAGTCACGAAAGATGTTCCTGAAAATAAAATAGTTTTTGGTAGTCCTGCAAAAGAAAAAGGTGAAGTTCTGGAGGAAGATAGGTTATGAAAAAAGTTGAAAACATTATAATTGATAGTCATGTACATATAGGAAAAACTGAAAAAACAGAAAGGTTCTTTTCGTTAAAAAGTTATCATGAATTAATTATGGAAATGGAAAATTGTATTTATGGATCTGTAGTTATGCCTAATTTGTCTAATATAGTGAAGAGTTCTACACTGAATATGCAATTCATTGAAGAGTATTCTAAATGGTCTTTTCCAGTAGTTTTTTATCCGTTACTTGTTATTGATCCAAAAGATAGTGAGACTTTGAAACAGATATCTCTTTATAATGATATAATATGCGGTCTAAAATATCATCCTAGTATATCTGAAACAACCTTTGATGTTCCGGAAATGGATGATTTTCTCGAGTGTGCTGCTGAATTTAGTCTTCCAATATTAGTACATTGCGGAAGACATTGGCGAAGTGATATTAAGTATTTGATAGATGCCGCCAAAAGATTTAAGACTATAAATTTTATTGCTGCTCATCTTGGCGGCAATGCAGCAGATCTTATTGAAAGAGCCATAGACTTATTATATATTGAGAGATTAGATAATGTATATCTGGATACTTCTTCTGTTAAACTTCCGTGGCTTATTGAAAAAGCTGTAGATAAATTAGGAAAACGTAAAATCATATTTGGATCTGATGAACCATATGCTGATTTAAGAATGGCTATATATTGCATTAATTTATCTAATATTACTGATGAAGTTAAGAATGGATTGTTTTATGAAAATGTATTAACAATATACGGGAGATTAAATCATGTATAACATAATACACAATTCATTCATGAGTGGTAATGGTTTAAAAATTGGACATTTTAATATTATTGAGGAAAATGTTGTTGTTGGATATAATGTTGAAATTTGCAATCATGTGTTTCTTAAAAAAGGGACAAGAATAGGTAATAATGTTTTTATAGATAGTTATGTTATATCATCTGGTGGTAATGTTATTGGTGATAATGTCACTTTAAGATATAAATCAGTTATAGCAAGAAATGTTATAATTGAAGATAATGTATATTTTTCAGTTGGGGTTGAAACAATCTATAATAAAAGAGCTATTTCAAACCCATTAATTGTTGGTAATGGTTGCTTTGTTGGTGATGACGTTGTTATTATGAATGGAGTGAAAATTGCTTCGAATTGTATCATTGGAGCATGTAGCCTTGTGAATAAGAACACAGAACCGTATGGTCTATACGTTGGAATTCCAGCTAGGAAATTACGAGATGTTACTGAAAAAGAGGTATTCCTTTTAAGGAGCTAATATGAATGAGATTAGTGATTTGGCTATAATAGGGAATTATACAAGAATAGAATATGGTGCAGTGGTATCAGAAGATACAAATATTGGGAATGATTGTTTCATTGGTCATCACACTGTTATTAGACCTAGTGTTATAATTGGCAATAAGTCGGAAGTTAGATCCTTTTGTTTTATAGCCGAAGGAGCTCGTATTGGACAAAATGTTAGAGTTATGCAATTCTCTAACATATGTAAAGGTTGTGTAATTGAAGATAATGTTTTCATTGGAATGGGTGTCGTAACTACTAACACAAAAGAAATATCTCATGCCAGACATTATAAGCCATTATCAGAACCTCCATATATTGAATGCGGAACACGCATAGGTGCAGGAGTTATTATCATGCCATCAGTGAGAATAGCCAGAAACTCTATGGTTCAAGCTGGATCATTGGTGGCTAAAAATACAAGTCCTAATTGCATATATAGAGGTAGACCGGCAACTAAAATAGGAGAAGTTAGAGAAGACGAAAGGATATAGTATGAAGATATTATTGTTAAGTCCCAATCAAATTAGTAGATATAATTGGGGACATCAATTATTCAGAAACGAAATTAGTAAACATCATGAAGTTGTTTACTGGGGTGAAGGATATCCTGATTTTGATGAAAGTTTTACTACTAAGGAAGTTATAGATAGGTACTGTAACTCAAAACCAGATTTGATTATGACATATGGTTTGAAATATAGTTTAAAATTTAAAGATATAAGTAAAGTGTCAGATATAAAAAGGATTCATGTAGCAGTCGATTATATTCGCATAAGTGATATTAGCAAAAGAAGAATAAGAATAAGAGCAGATGTACAACGTGCTTTTTTTGAAGAGAATAACTATGATCTTATATTTGGTATTACTACTCCAGCAGTTAATCTTTTAAAAGAACATAAGGCTTGTAAAAAGATTCGTTTTTTACCATTTTCTGTAGATACAAACGTCTTTAGAAAATTAGATATTTCTAAAGATAGTGATGTATTAGTCGCTTATACAGTTAGACCAGAAGTTTATCCATATAGGCATATCATTCGTGATATATTGATTAATATGGATTTAAATTCAATAGTTAAAAGAGTGATACATAAACGATTAGTTAAGGCAATTAATCGTTCAAAAATAGTAGTTACAAGTAATAATATTTTTGAATCATTTAGTATGAGATACACTGAAACTCTTGCTTGTGGTGGTTTTCTTTTAGCTGATAGACCAAAAGATTTGAATAGGCTCGGTTATGAAGATGGTAAGCATTTTGTTGTTTATGATGGTTTTGATGATTTTAAAGAGAAAATATTGTATTATATAAAACCAGAAAATGATAATGAGAGAGAAAAAATAGCTAATAATGGCATGAAATTTGTTAGAAAAAATCACAGTTGTGAGGTGAGAGTGAAACAAATGACAGATATTATTACAGAGGAATTATATGGGAACTGAAAGAGGTCCAGAATATTATACTGGTGATGGTTATATAAAAGGAAATAGATTTAAGCGTTATTTTAAGTTATATGAACAAGTCATTAATTATTTACCGTCATCAAATTTTTGTCCAACCATAGTGGATCTTGGTTGTGGTGCTGGTTTTTTTGCTGAAATGCTTTCAAAGAAAAACTATAAGAATTATATAGGCATTGATTTTTCTAAAGAAGTTATAAGCAAGGCAATTAATCGTGTTTCAGATTATAAATTTATTTGTAGCAATTTATTAGATGTTAACATATTAAAATTATATGAAAGTGATATGATATTCGTATGTTTGGAGGTTCTTGAACACATAACTAAAGACATAGAAGTTCTAAAAAGCATACCTAAGAGATCTACAATAATATGTTCTGTGCCTAACAGGGATTTTGCTTCTCATGTTAGATATTTTGCAACAGTTGAGCTTGTTGTTGATAGATATAAAGAAGTTGTGGACTTTGAATCAATGCAGGTTATATTAATGAACCATAAAAAGAATTCTAAGATATTTTTGTTTAAAGGAATAATAAAATGAAAGTTCTTACTGTTATTGGTGCTAGACCAACATTCATAAAATCTGCTGGAATTTCTAAACATTTAAAAGAGTATGGAATAGAAGAAAAACTAATACATACTGGTCATCATTATGATGAAAATATGTCAGATATATTTTTTAATGATTTTAATATGAATGGTAAATGTAGATATATGCTTAATGTGTCTAGAGAAAATCGCATGTTAAGACTTTCACAAACAATAACTGAAATAAAGAAAATAATAGAAATGGATTCACCTGACTATGTCATAGTTTTTGGTGATACAGATTCAGCTATATCTGGAGCAGTTGCTTGTTGTAAGATGGAAATTCCACTAATACATATAGAAGCAGGTATGAGAAGTTTTGAAATGATGCCTGAAGAAATGAATAGAATAGTAATAGACCACATGTCTGAGATTCTTTTTTGTCCAACTATTGAATCTATGGAAAATTTATCGAATGAAAGAATAGAATCAAATGTTTATTTAGTTGGTGATGTAATGTATGATATGTTTCTTCAATTTAAAGACAAGATAGTTGACAATATACTTAATAAATTAGAAGTTGAAAAAAGAAAGTATATATTGGTCACTGTTCATAGGGAAATAAATACTTCTCCAGATAATGACAATCTCAAACAAATAGTTGAAGGATTATTAATGCTTTGTATTGGTAGATGTCCTATTGTTTTTCCAATGCATCCCAGGACAATGGAAGCTATAGAAAATATTGGGTTGGATAAGTTATTTAGGATGACTAAAGATTTTTTTGTCATAAATCCTGTTGGTTACAACGATATGTTGTCATTGGAGAAAAATGCAAAAGTTATAATAACAGATTCTGGTGGAGTACAGAAGGAATCAGCATTCTTCGGTGTGCCATGTATTGTTTTAAGAAATGTAACAGAGTGGGATAATCTAGTTAAATCTGGTCACGTTGATTTAGTTGGTGTTAATCCGAACGCAATAAGCGAAAGGGCTTCTTATGCTTTTAAAAGAAAAGATCAATTGGAATCAAAAGCAATTGGAGATGGTATGGCGGGAGCTAAAATAGCTGAAATAATAAGTAGGAGTGAACTATGAAGACCGGACTAATGTTAAGACAGGAAGTTCCAAAAGATAAAGAAAGAATAATGTTTGATTCTATATATGAAGTTGATGACATGTGGATATGGTTGTTTTTTATGTTACATAAAAAGTTTGAGTTTAACCACAGTGAAATATGGATGTGGAATGGTGGTCCTAGATCAGTTAGATATTTGGATGATTTCATTGAATGGTGGTGGAGAGAATTTCCGATAGATAATTTGAACTTTGATTTCATATTTAGTCGTGGTGGATTCAAAGAATACATGCCGGTTATGCAAGCATGTTCAAAGGCTTTTAAGCTATACTATGGGGCTATTTTTAAAGCTAGATTTAACCCAAAGGCCAATGGAGACCTTACGGATTATAACCTTGTATTGGCTGACAGTAGAAAACAATTTTTGGAACTAAAAGATAGTGGGTATGAGGTTCACAAGTTTTTAAAACCTGCTTGTGGGAATATATTTTATCCTATTTCTAAAGAAAAAATCTATGATGTTGTTTTTATCGCTAATGCTAAACAAAAAAAGATAAAAGGTCATAAATGGTTTCTTGAAATAATGGATGGCAGTGGGTTGAAAATATTACAAATAGGTAATACTGATCCTGAGATTATTGAATTGGCTAAAAATTTAGATTTAAATATAACGTTTAATGGATGGGTTCCTCGTAAAGATATTCCTGAATTAGCTTGTATGGCAAGGGTAGGCGTTTGTTGTAGTGAAGGTGATAGTTGCCCAAGAGTTATTCCAGAGATGTTATGCATGGATATACCAGTTGTTGTTAGAGATAATGATGGACTATATATATGGGATGATTATTTTTATGATGACTCTTGTGTCAGAATAGATGGCAGTGATTTTGTTCATGCCTTGAAGTATGTTCTTGATAAGGAACGTGAATTTAAGCCTAGAAAGTTTTATCAAAAATATTTCAGTCTTCAAAAAGTGGTAGACAACTTAGCTTCAAAAATAAAAGGAATCGCCGACTGGTAGGCTCCATTCTGTCAGTCGGCGACGGTGGGGCATGGTAATCGGCCATCATGTCCCATCTAGGGGAGTCTGGGGAAACGCCCTCCCTTCAGGCTCCCCTTTTTATTTAGCAAATTTTATCTTTTTATGACAATGCTTGCAAACGTGTATGTCTTTTATTTGATTTGAAGTATTTCTAACCATTCCTTTTACAACTCTTACTAAACTCCATTTAGGAGCATTATAGCATTATGTTCGTTATTTTGGTCTATTTCAAATATCATAGTTACACCTTCATTATCAGAAGGAAGCTCACACAAATTACAGGAAAAATTTAGTTCAACAGTCATTTTGGTATCCCCCTATTTACTGCAAAATCATAAAACATTTGTTCTTCCCATTTTAGTAATGATCTATTGTCTATTTCTCCACCTAGGATGTATACTCTTAAATATTCCATAAATTTTACGATGCAATATGCATCACATGCATTGTCGTCAGTAAATTTAATACCCCATCTATCGAGTACCTCTACCATGACGGGTGCTTTTTGACTACCCTTTTTTTGGTGCTCACTTGGTCCTAAGACAAACTTTTTTAGTGTATTGGGAGCAATTGTTAAGTATGGCATGCCAGACTCATATAATAAAACTCTTATAATGCCTCCCAACTCAGCTGTTTGAACCATTTTACTCCTAGAAAAAGCATAATCTTCTATAAGAAAAAAACACTTTTTGGAGTTTTTGAATGATAAGTACACAAGAAATTCTTTTTTAATAATTGATATTCTTGCATATATATTGGGATCTCCACCACCTGACCATATTTGTGACCCAAATTTATTATTATATAATCCCGTAATATGAGTGCCAAGATCAAGACCTATAATTTCTTTTCTATTTCTAAAATGATGTTTCAATATTCTTCTGTTGATTTTAAAAACATCATCTTTTTCTGCTTTTGTTAATCTTTTCTTTTTTGGCATATTTCCTCCAAAACCTTTTAGCTAATATATTCCTTAACAATGACGTTGATTCTCTTGTACCACACGATGGACATATAGCTTTCCATCTATTTACTGGACTTGTAAACAACTTTCCACATTTGCATTTTAATCTAAGTTTATTAATCTCTGGTGTCCATAAAATATTTATTGGTTTTATCTTAAGCTTTAATGTCATCTATTTTAATACCCTTCATGCACATAGGACAATTTAATTTTTTCCAACTATCAAGTTCTCTATTTATAAGAGAAAATGTTGGAACACCTTGTAAATGAAAGTTTGACCTGTTCCATATTAGTGCAACTCCTATCACGATCCCTCCATTTTCACTTATAGCATTTGCTGTTTTAGTTATTGACCCTCCGGTTGTTGCAACATCTTCTACAATTATTAAACTTTTACCTTTTATTGCTCTGTTGTGTCCACGACGAAAAACCATTCTAGTATCATTTATCAAACCATCAGGTTCCACTTCAATTGGTGATACATTTTCTTTTTCTGGAAAAACGAATGGCTTATTTAATATAAACCCAATTATTCCAGCAAATACAGCACCGACTGTCGCAGGTCCTGTTAGAAAATGTACCCTTTTCCAGTTTTGTATATTTCTTATTATTAATCTTGCCAATTCATTACAAATTTCTGGAAAAGCTTCTCCGTTTCTTATTATAGCATCTTTTAGAACATATGTATCTAAGTGTTTTCCTGATGTGCCGACAAAATGTCCATATTTAATTACATTTGCTTTCTCTAAAAGATCTATTAAATATTCTTCGTTTCTCATTTTAATGCCTCCTCTATCTCTTTATTTGTTAAATCCAATGCTTTAATTATATCTTTAGCTTGTGTAATTGGACGGCCTATAACAAGAAGATCTGCACCTAATTCTATTGCTTGTTTTGGTGTCGTTATTCTTTTCTGATCATCATCTTTAACTATAGCCCATTTGGGTCTTATTCCGGGACATATTTTTTTAATATAACAACCATTAAAATGTAGATCTTTTAAATCTCCTCCTGAACACACTAAATATCCATACCCAAGATCAACAGCGTCTTCTTTAAAATATTCAATAATTTCAACTGCAGGAGCTTCATAAACATCTTCACATCTATTGTCATCCATAGTTGTTAATATAGTTACTCCTGCTATTTTTTGAAGATATTCAGATGGTGGTTTATATTTTGGTTCCATATGAACAGTGATGATGTCTGCTCCGGCATTTGTTAGTTTTTTAATTGAATTGGTCATTGTGTTTGGTATATCGTATAATTTAGGATCCGCCATTACTTTGCCAAATGTTTTTAGACCTCTAACAATTTCTAACCCATGATCTATTAAAAGATCATTAACTTTAAAACCCCACACTTTTCCTTTAGTTTGTGAAGCAATGTTTGTCGTTTCACTAATTGTCATTCCATCTAATGGTAAGATTATTTTACTTTCCATTTTTGCCCTCCTTTTTGGTTCTTGTTAATTCAAATGTTTTTAATTTTCCTTCTTCTACAAGTTTTTGTGCTTTATTCCATACTGCAGATTTGGAGATACCAAGTATTATAGCTATCTGTTTATATGAAAGACCTTTTGTTGATCTTAATTTCTTAATAAGGTCTCTTGTATTTTTGGACTTATTAAAAGTAGTTATTGCTTTCCAATTTATAGGTTTGCCTATCATTTGTATCTCCTAATACTTACGATATTCCCACCATACTATGTTCTCACCAAGAATTCCAGATGGTTTGCAAAAGTAGGTCCATTCAACAATAACATCAAATAACTTTGCCATTTTTACCTTTTTAATGACTTCATTTAATATACTTTCTGTTACAGCATTATTTAGTTTTCCAACTAAATTTTGATTTATAGGAATTGCTATATGTTTATCTGCGTCTCTCACCATAGCCCTTACCTTTTTTTCACAGTATTCTATGACTATATTGTCTGGTCTACCTCTAAGTTCTTCAACTGATATTATTATGTTTCCAGCTACACGTCCATCGTCTGGTGTTTCTGCGTCTATCATACAAATAAATTTGTTTAAGGCTTCAGGAAGTATCTCTGGCAACTTATCAAATGTTATATCAGTATAATGTTTTGTTTGTAGTGATTCTTTATCTCCTGCACGTTGATATGTCCTTATATTAAATATCTGTTTTGGTTCTTTTGCATGAATATCTGCTGCCCAAACCATAGCTTCTTTTATGTTACTCTCGTCGTATTTTGGTATATAAAACATTCTTGGCGGATTTAAACCTTTGTCTGCTAGTATTTTTATTCGGTCAACCTTTTCTGTTAGTTCAGTTACTTCCCATTTCATTTAATGTTTCTCCTTTCTTTTATTATTTCATTACGAAACTTTTCACTTGGATTATAAAAATCTTCATTATTCTCTTTACACACATTGTAAATTTCTCTCAATATTATTTCGTTGTTTGTTCCCCATATTTTCAGCATATTGCCTTTGCCTTGATTAACTAAATCTGTCATGTTGTTGTTTCCTCCTATTGCCATATTTACTTCTAAGTTTTCCTTGTCACAAAAATCAGCAATTTTACAAATTGCACTTTCAAAATTATTATTTACTGTTGCTTTAGTCCTTTCAGTCATATCAAAAAGTATTAGTGCGGGATTTGATGATCTTCCATTAAATTTGTTTGTCCTTGGGTCATATAATAGTGGGCCTTTTATTATCATAGTTTATTCTCCTTTCTTCCACAACTAAACCTTTAGCTAATAACAAATAATTTATATGATCCTTTATGGTTTCATTCCATTGTTCTAGTGAAGGGTCTTTAATAACCCCTTCCAGCATATCATAAAGTTTAGTTGTGTGTTTGAATAACATACCAGAAAGAGTTTGTAATGGCGTTCTATGCATTATGGCATCACCTTTTTTAAATTGTTCTAACCTATCTCTTCCTGGAGCATACTGTTTTTCTTTTAAACCAAGTGTTTCTTTGCATATTTCAATCTGTTCTTCTACTACCTTATTAAATGTTTCTGTGTCCATAATCTACTCCTTCCGTTTTTTAATTCCACATAAGCTTTGTTTGTGAATAACTGCTTTACATTGTTTGAGTGTGAAAATATTATGAATCTTCTATTATCTTTACTACCTCTGCGTTCCAACATTTCTTTAATTTTAACAATACCAACTTGATCTATTCCATCAAACAATTCATCTAAAAACACTTCCATTAGTAAACTATTTTCTAAGTTCATTAATGCAAAACTTACTATTATTTCTATTCTCTTTTTCTGTCCTTTGGACCATTCTTTAAATGGAAGATCTTTTTTATTAAGATCGCTAATACTAAATTCAAATACATTTCTTATCCTCTTGTTGCCTTGAGTCTTTTGTGTTAATAGTTTTATATCTACAGTACCATTAGTTAATTCTTCTGATACTCTTGACATTTGTTCATTCAGTTCATTTACAGTTGATTGTAATGCAAATGATTGTATCTCTTCTTTACCATACCCATTATACCATGCATTTTTATATTTGAACTTTATTTTAAGTTTGTTGAGTTGTTCTTTTAAAACATTTTTGTCTTTTTTGGTTGCACTTAATTCTATATCTAGTTTTCTTATCAACTTTTCATGTGTATTTTCCTGTTCTTGTAGAGATTTTAACGATTTCTTTAACGATTTTTTAAGCTTTTTTTGTGATTTTTCTAATTTTTCTAACCATTTTTTAAATGTTTCTATGTTATTTACAATTGAGTTTATTTTGGCATCAAGCAAATTATTAGCTTCTCTTGTTTTTTTTCTTTTATCTATTTTTCTTTCTAGTTTCTTTCTAGTTTTCTTCAATGAATTTAGTTTACTTTCAAACGCTTCTAAATTAGTTTTTGTTAGTCTTATAAATCTTTTTGTTTTTTCTAAATGTTTAATTAGATTTTTCTTTTTAACTTCGTTGCCACAATAATCACATACAGATCCCACCATTTCTCTATTACTTTTTAAATCTTTTACTATTTGTTTGTTGTTTCTTATTGTTAGTTTTTGTATTGTGATTTGCTCTTCATATGCTTTTATTGATTTTTTTGTTTCTTTTAGTTTTTCATTAGTATTTTCAAGACTACGTATTCTTTTTTTCTTATCTTTGAAATCGTTTAATTTTTTAGTTTCATTTTCTATTTCTTTATTTCTTTCATCTTCTTCTTTTTTAGCCAATTTGCTGGATGACGACAACTTATTTTTAAGTTCCGATATTTTTTCTTTTCTATCTTTTTCAAAACTTCTACTTAATTTTTTATTTATTTCTTTTTCATTTTTAATTCTATTTATTAGCGTTTTAAGTTTGTCTATATCATTTTTAATAATTTCTGTATTTTTTTCTACATCTTTTAATTCGTCTTTGGCTATTTGTTCACACCTATTAAATATGCCAAGACCTTTCATTTGAGAAAGCAGTGATTTGCCATCTTTGTCACCTAAATAAATTAATCTCGACCTTTCATCATTACTTTCAAATATAGATGTGTTTATTATTCTTCTGTATGATATACCTAAAGCATTTAAAATGAAGTTAGATAGTTCTGTTGGAGTTCCCTTCTTTATTTCTTTCCCATTAATTTTAAATCTTACACCATTTACATATACTTTGTTTTTCCTGTATCTTTTTATCCAGTATTCTGTACCAGAATCATCTAATAAAGTTCCTTCAACATTCATTGAAGTTGCAAACTTACCGATTAATAGATTTTTGTTACTATTCCTAGTGGTTCTATTACATAATAAGAATAGTAGTGCTTCATATATTATACTTTTTCCTGCTCCGTTATCGTTTGCAAAAGAAGTATCGTCAAGATTTTTACCATAGATTAATAATAAATTTGTATCATCAAACATTTCTGAAAAGTTGAATGTTTGTTTTTTATATACTATGAAGTTTGTTAGTTTAAGTTTATCTATTTGCAACATTTTGATTTCTACTTTTTTGGAATAGTTTGTGTGCGTTAAATGTTCCTATTGTATCTAAATTTTTCTTCAAAACCTCTTCCCCCTAATCATGCAATTCATATCTACATACTGGACAATATGCCATGTCTCCAATCAACAACCATCCATGTTCCTCTAAAAAAGTTTGGTGAGCATCATTACTAACTTCATGTATATCTAATTCAAATTCAGCATCTATAATACTATGGCAACCATCCTGACTTCCCGGACATAAATAAAATATGGTCAGCATTGCTATCATGCTATTTCTTTTTGTCTGAGTAACTTATTTCATTATATTCCTCACCAGTTATTCTAACTGGTATTCCTAGACTGCCATAGCTTTTGAATAATTTGAAAACAAGTCTCCATATCATGGACAATGTTTGTGCTATGTCTTTGAAGACAAGTGTAACAGCTTTCTTTTCAGGTATAACGTTGATTTTTTTACAGTCCATTTCTATCTCCTTTGTTTCTCCTTTGAGATTTGTTTCTTTGCTTTATTTAATATTCTTAATCCTTGTTTTTCCACCTCCTTTCTTTTTAGATGAAATTTCTTGGCTATAATTTTAGAGTAAGAACTAACAACCGATGTTAAGTCGTTAACTAATTTAATATCAGCCTTTTTTTCTACGCTTTTGACTAATTCATTTTTAAATGTTACAAATAATGCTCCGTACTTTGTTAATTTCTTGTTGATGGAGCTTTTTTCAGACATATATTCTGGCCTATCTATCTTAACACATATTATATTGCCACTAACTTTTTTCTTTATTTTGTCCACGTTCATCTCAAGCATCTTTGATACGTTAATATATCTGAATTTTGGTGCTTTTGGTATAACAAAATATCTTACATGCTTTTCTAAATCAACTATATGGTATCCATGTTCTTTATCCTTTTCACCAAAATTTAACGGTATTGGTGACGATGTATAGAAGCCACGACCATTACATATTTTCTGATATTTATGTATATGGCTTGCGACTATGAGATCAAATTTTTTAAGTTCTTTTAATCTCTGACTTAGTCCAGATTTACTCTTAACATTTGATGGAAACGATGAACCAGAAAATGAGTTATGGATAAATAGTATGTTAGTTTCATGATCTTCTACTTTTTTAGCAAGTCTTTTTAATTTAATTATAGCTTGTGCTTCTGTCATGAACGGCATAAAACAATAGTTTACTTTATTTATATTATATATTTGAGATTTTGTAAATACAATATGTGAGTTATTCTCGCTAAATTTAATGAGTGGGTCTAAAACGCTAACTTCTCCATCCAAATCATGGTTGCCTAGGTTAATCAGAACTGTTCCTTTACTGTTTCTTAATAAAAATTCAGTTAATATAAGTTCTACTGGATAATCTAATATACCAGAATGAATTGTATCACCATTAAGCACAAGTGGGAGTTTTAAACGTCTACGAACCTTGCTAACTTCTTTTAGTACGTTAGACAAATCTTTTAGTCTTGATGATATTAGATCAGAATGCAAACTATATGGATATGAATTAAATAAGTGGATATCGCCTATGACTATAAATCCATTTTTAACTTTGATGTCATGAATATCTTTGCTTTTAAGCAATATCGTTTTGAATTTCATCTTCAAACCTGTGTAGTTCGTAAGCTTGTTCAAGATCATCTATCCATCGATCATTATCTAATATAAATTCGTCTCTATGGATGTTTTTATCAAAGATTTCCATAATATAAGCTCCTTAATGTCCCGAGCAGGACTCGAACCTGCACGATGGTTTCAGTATGCCATGGACTCGGCCTGTCGTCCTACGACCCTACCCACTATTTCCCATCAACTTAGGTAATTCGTTGCGTCTGCAATTTCCGCCACCGGGACATAATTATTCTTCTAACGTTTTGTTTAACTTTTTTTCAAATACACGTTTTAATCTTGGTGTATCTGTAATTAATTCATCTAATGCTTCTATGAAGTTTTTCTTATAAGCTATTTGCAACACTCGTTTACTTTTTCCTAATTTATATTTAAGCCTAAATGTATTTTTGCTCTTTTTTATAATTCCTGCTTCAAGCAATGCATTAAATAGTCCTTGTGTGTAACTAAAACCTTCACCAAATATCAGCGGTACTGTCACTTTCTTATATGGCAGCATACACTTGTTTTTAACGGTTTTAGCTAAGACTTCAATACCAATAGGGTCAGCATCTTTTGACGGTCTTATGAAACCTGCATGTCTTATGTCAAGTCTCAATGAAGCATGGAATTTTAATGCTTTACCTCCTATCTCTGTATCTTTATTACCGAATCTCACAGAAGTATTTGTTTTAAGTTGATTTGTACATACAAGACATATTTGTTCTCTGGCTATTGATCTTGTTATCTTCCTGAAGAACTTTGATAATCTCCTTGCATGTAATCCCAAGGCTTGTTCCGCCTCATAACTATCTGCTTCAAATTCAGCTTTGGGTGGAACTCCTGCTATACTGTCCATGCCAACAAACATTGGGATATCTAGTTCTTCATCTTCTTCTTTTAAATATTCTGCCTTAGCTTCTCTAAACATTTTAACATGAAGAGCTATCATATCGAGTGCTTCTTCAAGATATTTTGGTTGTGACAATATTAACTCATTTACATTTAGTCCAAGTTCTTCTGCATATCCAGGATCAAAAGCATATTCTGTTTCTACTAAAGAAGCAATGCCACCTAATTCTTGTATTCTCTTCATTAACATTATCATCAAGGTAGTTTTACCACTTGCTTCCTTACCACTAACTCCAATAATTCTACCAACTGGCATACCAAAATTACCTTCTTGATCTTTAGCAAGTATTCTATCCAGTTCAGGGGAGTTAGTTGATATGGTTTTTTTAACAACGGATGTCACATCGTCAGAAGACAATATAAAAGTTGAGTCTTCACCATATTTTTTAACACCTTGTTTAATTATGTTTTTAATCAGCTTTTTTCTATAGTTACTCATTTTTATAATCCTCTACTTTATCTGTAGACACCTTAAATTCAATCCCTCTTCTTCCAAAAAGGTCTATTGTTCTTTTTTCATCGTGATACCTCATCACTGCAACAACTCTAACTATTCCAACTCTAACTATTCTTCTTGCACATTTAAAACATGGTGTCATCCAACAATACAATGTACTCCCTTTTGCAGGTATCCCAAATTCAGCACATTGCAGTATTACATTTTCTTCTGCATGAAGAGTTCTATCACAGTGATCTGATTTTTTACCTGTATCGTGATGCCAAACTGTAATAATTTCGTGACCAATATCGTCACAGTGTGGTTCTCCTGGAGTGCTTCCAACGTATCCACTTGCTATAATCTTGTGGTCTCTTACAAGTAATGCTCCACTTCTTCCTCTATCACATGTTGCTCTTTTGCCAATTAGTGGAACTAAATTTAGATAATATTGATCCCAGTCTGGTCTTTTCATTCCACGTTTAAGTATTCCCTTTTTTTCGTTATCATCCATTTTTTTCTCCTTTGTATCCATTCTTATAGATAGTTCAAATTCTGTTGTTGGCATAATAAGTGCCTCACTTTTTATTTTTCTTCTTTTTACCTGCTTTGTCTTTTAGTTTCTTCTTTATATCTTCGCCTTTCTTTTTGTTTAGTGCTTTTTCGATTTCTTTTACTATCTTTTTGTCTTTTTTGCTTTTTGTCTTAATTTTTAGTTTGTTGACCTTAATAAATTCTTTTAATTCTTTTCTATTCATGTCTTTTAATGCATCATCGTCGTCATCATCGTCGTCATCATCATCATCATCATCGGCTAGACCTTTTTCTTCAGAACATATATCCTTGTACTCACATTTTTTACATTTCTTTTTACCTTCTTTAAAATCGCCAAAACATTCTGGTAAATCATCAGATTCTGTCCTACCTTTCCAAGCATCTTCTGTTTCTTGTGATGTTGCTGGTTTCGTTGCTTCAACTAGATCAATGAAGTTTTTCTTTATAAACTTTTTCATTTCTTTTGGAACTTTCCACTTATATTTTTCACTTGCATCTACAGAATATGATATGTTGCCAAAAGTCTTACCTTTCTTAACAACCTTAATATTTCTGCCTTCCCTTAAATCAGTTATATCAACTTCTTTACTAAAAAATTCTGAAAGATCATCTATTCTTTGTCCACTTAAACTACCTTTTGTAACACCTTCTTGGCATGAAGCGTTCCACGAACACTTCTGGCACTTTCCAACAAAATCTCCATCTTCATCTATTTTAACTTTACCCCAACAATTCGGGGGTGGATTATCAGCTACCCATTTTTTCTTTTTCTTTGTATATAGTGGTGTTACATCAATCATTTGAAATGTGTTTGACATTGATACACTTCTTTTTGTAGCTAGTTCTCTTGTTGCTTTCTTTTTGGCATTTTCACCTTTTCTAACTTTTTTGCATATGAAACAATCTTTTCCTGTTTCAGTACATGGTGAAAAACCTTTTAGACTTTTTCCAAGACTAAAATGTTTCTTTGTTTCTATCCACGGTACTGTCATGTTTTCTACCGGTGGAAGCATTTTTATGAATGTGGTTCCGGTCTTAAATGCATGGAATTTTCCGAAGCTACCTTTCCTTTTACTACCTCTTTCTTTTTTGTCCTTTTTTATGTCTTTCATATTTGTTTTTCCCATTTTTACGCCCATCTTCTTTAATCCTCCTTTTTTAGTTTAGACTTAATGAATTGACCAACATCATTATCTCTCACATTAAAATCATCATCAAGTGCCTTACTTATTCTAAATATTTTTTGTCTTAGATTATTAGCTTTTATTTCCAATGCCTTCCCACCACCGAAAGCTAACTGTTTATATAGTTTGCGATATCTTGATATTTTTATTTTTTCTCTAACAAATTTGTTAGAACCTTCTATTTTCTTTTTGGCATCATGGTCAGTGTATTTTCTTCTCGTTGAATTTTTTAATTTAGTCCATTTTGCTCCAACCCATTTGTTTAATTTAGCTTCGGCAACTTCAGCCATGTGATTAAATTCTTCACCCAAAATAACACAAAATGAATAAAGTACATGAGTTTTATCTAAGTCTTCATCTATGTCGTCTGATACAACTAACTGTTCATATAATTCAACAGCATCAAACGACAGACCTTCTTCACTTAGATCAATTTCCATTACATCTTTAAGATCTTCTTTTTTCATAGCATATTTAACCCTTTAAACAAAAAATGCGGGAACTCAGAAGATACCATCCTCTAAGTTACCGCATTTTTATGTTTATTTCTTTTTCTTCTTCTTTTTTGTTTTCTTTTTTTCACTACTGCTAACTTTTATTTCCGCAAGTTCGCCTTTAAACACAGAAGAAGCTTGTAGTTTAAATGCGAGTTTTGCAGGTATCTTAATCTTCTTTTTCGTTTGAGGATTAAAGCCAGTCTTAGCTTGTTGTTTTTTAACTTTAAATGTACCAAACTTTGGAACTTGTAATGTAAACCCTTCACCTTCTTCCAGTGCGAGTTTCTTTATTTCTTCAAAACCATCTCTTAAAACGTTTACAAGATCTGCTGTTGGAACATCCTCATATTCACCTTCTTTTAATTTTTTGGCTACATCGAGTAGAATCATTTAAACCCTCCTTGTTCATTCATTATTAACATCTTTTTGTGAAACTAGATTAAGACCGTATGTACTCACCTCCTTTTCAATAGAATCCAAAACGCCCTGTAGCGTTTCTATGCTCTTGAATTCAGTTCTTAAGATATCAAAAGCAGTTTTGAAAATAATTCCAAATTGTTTATTACCAAGCAAAATTTCTTGCAATGAATACATTAATATTTCAAATTTATCCATTGCAGCAACTAATCTACCTTCTTTTGAGTTATCTTTTGATTTTTGCCAAAGGATTTTATAATATTTTTTTGTTGAGTAATCTGGTATGCTTTCAAACAATTCGTTATTAACAATACTCTGAATCGCTTGATCTAAAAGTAGTTTGGCAGGTCTTACTTCATGCTTTACTGGATACAAAATGTCGCCAGTCAATGACTCTTCTAAATCATGTATTAGGGAACGTTTAACAACTTCCGATGTATTGTATAATAAATTTCTTACTTTTTCTTTCGAAAGTTTTTTATCATTGCCAACTCCATTTCCAATTGCTTCTCCTACTTCATTTAATATTTTATAATTTTCCATATCTGCAAATACCATTGCATATAATGCGACATAAAACGAATGATCAGAAACCGTACTTTTATGTATGTGCAGGATATTAGAACATCGTTCAATAAATGTAAGCCTCCTTACCGTTTTAAAGAAGTTTAATAGGTCTGTCATCTTCTATTCCCTCCAAGTCAAGATGTCTAAAGTCTTCATGAGTTTTCGTCACAGGGTTGTCGGGATTTTGTGCATTCCATATTCTTACTGCCTTCTTTTTTGCTTCTTTTTCGTTCATACCATCCTTTATAAATTTATCTCTTAATTTTTCATAGCCTTCTGGCATAATTCACCTCCTTCCTATATAAAGTTAACTAACTTTATAGTTATACAAAATCAGATATAAAGTTATAATAAAAAAGTACATTTTATGTTAATACTTTCACATATGCACCTGATTCTCTGCCAAGTGTTATTTGTTCTTCTTCTAAGTTAGAGAGGTTTTTATAACCAGAAACCCTTACTGCTAATCCATTATCTAATTTTATTCCGTTTTCAGATAGTCTATTATAAAAATTGTTCCAACAAACAATTGCAAAATTTTCTCCAGAGTCAGAGACTTTCATTAAAATCATCATACCACGTTTACTGTTTATTTCACGATAGTTTTCTATTATTCCTGCTACTATGACCCTCTTCCCAATTTTTGCTTCTGAAAATTCTTCATACGTTATGGCAGACTTTGTTTTAGTTGGAAATAAGTCTCTTACAGATTGTTTGAAATAAGTCATTACCTTACTTGCTTCTAATTCCCATTCTTCTTTAGTCATTTTTAGATATTCTTTGTCTTTTCTAAGTTTACCATATATTTTTGCTATTCTGTTTCTTTTTCCAAATTCCCTAAATACATTTGCTATTATTAGAACTTTTACAACTTTTATATTGACAATTCTTTTGTTAATTCTTTCAAAGAAGTCATGAAAGCTTGTAAATGGTTGCTTTGATATAATTTCTTTTGCAGCTTTTAAGCCTACTCCTTTCATACTTGATAGTGACCATACTATTTTATTGTCATATATAGTAAACTTATCAGATGATTTATTTATCTCTGGCATATAAAATTTTACACCATATTTTCTTTTTGCAACATTTTTGATTAGATTATAATTTTCATCAACAGCTTGTTGGAGATGTGAACAGAAAAATTCTATAGGATACTTTACTTTTAAGAATTGTGTTGCATTTGCTAGAATAGCGTAAGATGTGGCGTGAGCTTTCATTTTTTTTACGGGAAAGCGTATTTGGAGAAACCCATCATTTCCTCCCATACGCTTTCCGCAATCCTCCTTATTTCATCTGGTGTTCCATATCCATTTTGATCCATTACTATTCTCCTTCAATGTCATCATGTACTGACATTGTTAATTCTTCTTGTGTCCTAATTATTTCAGCTGGATTTTTTCTTGTTGTTGTTTTTTCTTCTTTTGTTACTTTGTGATAATATTCCCAATCAGAAATTGATTCAGGCCAGCATTCCTTGCATACCCACTCTTCTTTAAAAATATCTTCCTTTTGTGTAACAATGTTTATCATTCCATTGCTACCTATATTTTTTATTGATTTGCATTCTTTACACTTCATTAGATATATTGTCATTACGTTTCTCCTTTTCAGGTTGATTAGCTATTTCTATTACAGAAATATTACAAGATGTTATCACATGAACTTCTCCTTGTTTTATAACTTCGTATACGTTTTCACAGTTAATAACTTCATATGTTATTCTATTATTGTTATTTATAAAACTAACAATTTCATTTTTTGCTGGAACAAGATCTGTTTTTAATTGAAATATTTGTTTGTCATTTTTAAAAAAAGTTACTAACATCTTACCACCTCCTTATGACTCAAGACATTTGTGCGTACAGCACATCAACGATTCATCGTTTCTAATTTGTTCAATCCAATAAGCACTTAGAGGATGTCCTTTTTTAGGAACAACTTTTCCTTTCCTTTTGCATTTTGGACACCTTTTGTTTTTTGATGAAATTGTTCTCCACCATCCAAGTGGTTTTCCTTTCAAATCTTTTTTTGAACATTCTGGGCAATCACATTTTCTATTTAGAATAGTTTTTTCTTCGTATCCGCACTCTGTGCATTTCCATATGTCATAACCACCTTTCATAGTTACAAGATTTTTCTTAAACCATCTATTCTTTGTTTTCTTTAGATAAGGTGTTCTTTTAATTTTGGCAATTGGTGTTCTTATTATTTTTTTGTCCATTTTTTTATTGCTCCTGAAATAAACTTTTCTTTAAATTTTATAAAATCTGCAGGATTTTTTGACTTAACAACTTTCCTCATTTTTTCAGAATCAATTGGATCCATTCCTGCGAAAAAGGTTGCTGTTCTCATAACATGTTCACTGTATGTTAGTACACCAAGAGTATCTTTTAACACTATCTTCATAGATGGGTGTGGGACCTTAACTTTTTCCTTACCATGTTTTCTTTTTGCATAATGGTCGAACGCACCGGATGCCATAGGTCCTGGGCGATCTGCGGCAACCATGAATATTATATCCTCTATATTGTCTGGTTTTGTTTGTCTTAATATTGGTTTTAAAAATCCTTCACTCAGTTGAAATATACCAAGGTTTTCACCTTTTGATAATGTTTTGTAAGTCTTTCTGTTATTAAGTGGTATTGCTTCAAGCTTCAATTTCTCACCGTGTCTTTTCTTTATTAGTTTGAGAGTTTCATCGACGATTGTTAAGGTTTTCACACCTAATATATCCATAACCATCACACCACGTTCATTTAGATGTTCTACACTTGTGTGTGAGTTTTCCCATTGTGTGGCGAATACCCTATGCCCACCTTTTGCCTGTGAAAGCTTGTTTGTTCTCACAGGAAGCCACTCATGATATGGTTCTGGCGAAATTACTATTCCGGCAGGATGTAATGATTCTGAATACACGTTGCCCAATATCGGTTTTATGTATTTCTTTAACCACTTTTTATTTTTTTTATACCAATCAGATACAGATGAATCTTTTAGTTTATCAAATTCCAATGGCATAAGTTTTGTAACTTTATTTATTTCTTTATATGAGAATTGTTCTAGTTTTTTCTCTAGTTTTTTAATTTTAGTTTTTGTTCTTGTTTTATCAATACGCTTCTTGATTTTAATTGCCTCAACTCTTGCCATGTTTTTAACAGAAGCTTTTAGTTGTGTTCTACCAAATGTACCAACTATACATATATGATCTTCGCCATATTTTTCTTTTAAATAGTTAATAGCTACATCTCTATATTCATGTGAAATATCAAGGTCAATATCTATGTCTGCCATTTCAGCCTCTATTCTTGCAGGGCTAATGAATCTTTCAAACAAAATATTAAACTTTATAGGATCAACTATTGACAATCCTATTAACCATAGAACAATGCTTCCATTTGCAGAACCTCTTAATGAGCAGAGGCATCCTTTTTTCTTTAAAAAACGTACTAAATCATCATATATTAATATGTACGATATAACTTTCATTTTAATAAATGCATTCATTTCTATTTTTATACGTTCACTATATTCTGATGTTAATTTTTTCTTGTTTTCTTTTACTCTTTTTCTTATTCCTTTTTTTATTCTATGTGTTAAATAATCTTCTTCGGTCATCCACGATTTATGTCCAGGAAATTCACTTATGTCTATGGATGGTATTCTAAGGCCTCCTGTTGGTATTTTATAATTACATTTATCTGCTATTTTAAGTGTATTTGAGACAGCTTTCTTGAATGTTGGAATTTTTATATAACTACACTCATTTTTTCTTGTTTCTGTTAACTCTTTTAAACTCTTAAACCATATTGATCTACAATACGCATCCGCGAGATCAGAATCACTTTTCATTTTAATTACTTTTTCTTGTACTTTGTGCATACCCTTATCTGCATAATGCACATCATTTGTTAATACAAGTTCTATGTCTAATTTTCTAGACATTTTTATTAACTCTTTGTTATATATTTTTTGGAGATCATTACCCTGATTATCAAATATATTATGTAATTGTATTTCCAAGTATAGGTCATCACCAAAAACTTTTTTTAACCATTTGGCTGTCCTATATGCCACGCTGAGCTCTCCATTTAAGATGTCTAAGCCCATCAAACCTTTAATACATGCAGTTAAAGCAATTAAACCTTTATGATATTTTTTGAGAGTTTTATAACCTATTCTTGGTCTGTAATAGAAGTTTTCTGGGGACCAAGATAGTTTTTGTAGTGTCAAAATGTTTTTATATCCAGTTTTATTCTTAGCTAATAAAACTATATGGTTGTTAGATCTGTGATCACTATCGTGTATTGTTGCATCTTGAACAACATATGCCTCTACGCCAAATATTGGTTTTATTCCTAATTTTTCTGCTTCTAACTGCAAATATAGATGTGCAGAAATATTACCATGATCAGTTATTGCTATTGCTGGCATTCCTAAGTTTTTTGCTTTATTTACATAAGAAATGCATGTACTGATTCCATCAATTAAACTATGATCTGTATGGACATGCGTGTGTATAAATTTGGTTTGATTTTTTGGTTGTTCTTGTTTTTTGAGGAGTTTAAGACGGGAAAGTTGAACTGGAAATATTGCTAACTTTAATTTTCTATTTATTCTGGGTTTTGTTATAATGTCTTCTATGTTAACTAGATATGGTTTAGCATTCCAGATGAAAATTATTTTTATTCTTCCATCTGGAATGCTATTATAGACATGGATTGGTATGTTGGTTTCTTTTAATTCTCTAAAAGTGTATTTGGCATCGTATATAAATAAATTTCCAATGCTTGATTTAGCTAATGCAAATTCATCTCCTTTTCTTTTACTTATTTTAGTTATTATTATGTCTGTATTTTCATGTATTATCTTATTCATCTCCTTTGACTTCATATGTTTCTCCTATACTTCATCCCATAATCCTATTATGAATTTAAAACTATCTTGTGTCATGTTTGATTGGTTTGATATTTTGTTTATCATATTACGTTCTGTATTGTCATCTGTATTTCTTTTAATATAACGAATGAAATATTCTAGTCCAGCTATTAATATGTCCCATTGATCAATGAAGCATAGAAGCTGATATGCTTTTTCATATTTCTTTTGTTTCATGGCAATAAAAGCAAGAACCAAATTCAAGTAATGTAGGTATGGCATTGTATTTGTTCCAAGATAATTATACGCATCTTCTTCATTATATTCCCATTTAGGATCAGCAATTGATTTTTCTATACATCTCATCCAATGTTCAGTTGCGATATAGAACCCATCAAGTTGTGCGAACTTAATTGGTTGTATTAACACTCTTTCAACATTATACACATTATACTTTTTTGCATTTATCATCTTTTGGACTCTGTCATTCATTGACATGTATAGATGAAAAGATACTGCATTATGGTTATAGTATCCAACTTCTACATTTAAAATTCCAGCTATTATTTCCTGAAGAAAAGTCCATTCAAATACATTAATATTATAACATCCCCACATAACATCGTTTGATCTCATTTTAACAAAACAATCTAGCTTGCCATCTCTTATGAGAAATTGAATGAATAATGTGCATGGTCTATCCTTTGTTTTAATTCTGTGATCATAGTCAACGTCTGGTTGTGCAATTTCTATTATTGCTTGTCGTGAGAATGGATCTTCTTTTAAAGTTTCTATAACGTTTTTAATCTGATCATACGATGGGATTTTTGATGGCATGGATTCTGGATCATATGCATAATCCCTATTAAATATAGAAAAATATCTTAATCTAGGTCCATATGCTCCTCCCCAAGTTTGTCCTTCGTTATCACTAAAGTCTGCTGCATTTGGCAGAAAGTAGCTAAGATATCCAAGATCGTTTCTTCCAGAAAAAACCCATAAGACTTCTGCGACTGTTGCCATTATGTTGTTATATCTATATGGACACGTCAAAAATCTTCTTATTGGGTTTTCTATAACAAATTTGTAATCAACTATTTCCTTTACTGATTTGCCTCTTATCATTAGTGCATCTTCATCTTCTATTTCATTTAAGTTACATAATGCTGTTTCAAAAGAGTCATTTATGTCTTTAGAAATCTCTGCGTATATTATTTCATTTTTCATTGTTCCATCCCCTTTCTTAGTGGTAAACCCCTTATGGCACTTCGTAATTCTTTATGCATTTTCTGTTCAAGTTTTAAATATTCCACTGTAAATTCATCCAGCTTATCTCTTCCAGGTTCAACGTGAAATCTGCATAGTTTGAATACTATTCTGCTTTTTAATCCAATCTCGTATTGTACTGGGTCACCACATCCATCAACATCGCATTCTGGATAAATTCCTGGTCTTCTTTGTACTTGTCTTGATTTATCATTCATTTTTTCCTCCTTATTAAATTTCAAAAGTTTTTCCTTTCTTTAAAAGGTTAAGATCTAGAACTTTTATGAATCCATCTCCCATGAAAGAATAAAATACAAAAAATAACCATGAAAATACTACCAACATAAATAGTATCATCATTATAACATCATAGATTGTCATGCTTTGAATATTTTCCCACTGAAGCTATAGAATTGGACCTCCGGCAAATACAATACTGAACGCTCTAGTAAAAATCTTTTTTATTGGTTTCACAGTATGTACAAATTCTCCTTTCCATGAAATTTAATAAACTTTTCAATAGTATCTTCAGTGCCTCCTTTTCTATTTTTTGTTACACAAGCTATGAGATATTCTGAAACTCTTGCTATTTTTGTGTTTCTTATAAATCCTGCTGATTTACCATATTTGTTCCAATTAGGTGGAAACCACAACCTATTTTCCGGAGGTACAAATAAGCTTGCTAAGATTACAGCAAATTTGTCAGCTCCTTTTGGACATTTTCCTGAACAAATGAAATCGCCACCTTCATATAAAAAAAGAAATTTGCGTTTAACTTTTTTGTAATCTTTCGTACTATTTCTTTTTCTAGATCCAACTATTCCTATTATTTTATTCATTAGCTTGGCAAACTCTCTGCACTCATTAATATTAATCCACCTGCAAGTCCTTCTATTCTTCTGCGACTTAAATAATCATATCCCTTAGCCATTCTGGTTACAACGTCAAGTGCTGAATATAGTTCAAGATCAGTATTTATCATTCTTTTTTCTGTTTCACCTTCCATTATTTTAGTTGATAATTTTTCATGTGCATCAAATTTTTCTATACCTATGGCAGATCTTATCTTTTTCATTTGTGAAAGACCCATTGGAAGAGCCATCACAGGATTACTTTTCATTGATTTAAATGTTCTTTTTAAAATCTTTGTATCTGCTTCAACTGTATCTATATTGTGATTTAGTGTTGATAAAAAGTTTTCTTCAGTCATTCTTGGACCGAATGACATAGTGAAATTTGTTAATAATGGATTTTTTTCTTTCATAACCATTCCATTTGTACAAACTAATCTATTAAGAAATGGGTTGCCAGAAGTTGTAAAAAATCCTACGTCTGAATACATTAGTTCTACGCCCATATTAATTATATCACCCTTTGTTACTTTTATTGCTTTAGATTCGTCTGACGTTGTGATCCTTACTCCTAGATCGCTATAAGATGCTCGTTCAAATAATTTTTTATTAAGGTCTGTACTATCAAGAAGTGTGATATGATCAGTTACATGTCTTGTGTTTGGTTTGGCTACTGCTCTAACTTCTTTTCTACCACCGTTTTCTGGTTTTTGTAAGAAAACAATAAATTCACTATCTGGTGAATATTCATCTCTCATTCTGTTTATGTCTCTAACTAGCATATCGGTTGGTGATTTTCTATAGTAAAAGTTAACTGGCATTTGAAAAGTTCGGAGCAAAGTTTTCATACCAGAATCTCTTATTGGAAATGTTGTGAATTTTCCTTTTTTTGTTTTTAATCTTAAACCATTTTTACCCATTTCCCAATCAGAAAATTGTACTAATCTTTCACGTTTTCTTACATCTTGGTCTTTAACGTACTCTTTGAATCTTTTGAGATTTTTAAAGTTTTTTGTTTCATTCTCTATTAAGTCTATCATTTTATTGCCCTCCTTATTTATTTATTGGTTTACGTCTATACAGTATGCATACAGTATTTGACCCATACTTTTTATGGTTAAACCCTCTGAATCCTAGACCTAATGTTCTAACACTGCGTGGTTTATTACGAGAACTTTCAGGTATTGCACATTTACCTTCACGACCTTTAATGGTTGGATTAATACAATATTGACACGATTTGTTCATTAAGAGGTGTAGTGCATCATAATTGCCATTCCTTGTATATTCTAATTGTAGCTTATATAAGTGATTTGATAGTTTAATTGTTTCAACATCTTCTTCTGTCTTTTTATGATCTTTTGCACAATCTTCAACGCTATAAATTACATTATCACACCAAGGACATGTTGTGCTTTTACCAAATCTTCCAGTAAACTCAAACACATCTATTATTTTCCCTTCTAACCAATCTGTGAATTGCTTTATAGAAAAACCACCTTCTTTAAACTGGTATAAAAAACAGTTTAAAGATTTTTCATCTAGAACTAATGTTGGTTTCTTTATTGTAAACCTTTCTACTAGTTTAAAATTATGCATCACTAATCTCCTCTATATTTGTTATTGTAAAAGATTGGTTTTTAATTAATTGTTGACTACCATGATTGCAGTTTACTTTTATAACATCTTCTAATTCAAGTATCGGACATACATTCCTAGCAACAGAAAACTGTAGTTGAATGCCAGATTCAAAATTTATTGCGACTATATTTACAGATTTATCAAAAAATTTTGGTTTCGTTAAAAGGAAATCTTCAGCAGGAAACCTTATACCAATGAGTGTAGATCCAACTATTGTTAGTGCCATTGTTTTTATAAAATCTCTTCTGCCATTATCCATATTTATTCCTTCTCCTTATATGCATCTGCTAACTCAGCATACGTATCACCGTGACACGGCGATGGGTCACACCATCATCCTAAGCGTTCTCCTTGCATTAATGGTATTCGTTGTAAGACATATTTTCTTCTTTTTTGCAAGAACTTCTTAAATTTTTTACCTGATAACCAATCTTTGTGTTTTTTAATAACTGTTTTGCGATCTCCATCTTTTCCAACTACGAATGGATTACCATATGGTGTTTTTCTATCTATTAATATATCGTATTCTTCTCTTTTACAGTTAACCACTGTTGTCTTCTTCATGCTCCATAATTTCCTTCCTTAGTTTATCATGTTTGTCACTAAGTGTATCAATTTCTTTAAATGTATTATGTATAAAATGTGACAACCTATTTATTTTTGATCTAATTTCGCTGTTTTCCTGAACTAAATTAACCTTTGAATTTTCTCTACTTTTGATAACTATCTCTTCAAATTCTTTAAGTCTATACACTTCAGATTCAAGTTTATCAATACGTCCGTTTACGAGATCTTCATAGTCTGTGTCACGGCTCTCGTCGGGTACATTTTCATGACATTGTCCGAATGGGTCTATTCCGACTGGACCACCTGACATGGTTGACCCCGCCCAACATCCGCATCCATATTTACAGCTTGATGTTCCATGATCTGCATAATCATGTTTTCCGAATTCACTCAATGGTCTTTTTCTGTGTCCGTTTGGCATTTTTCTTCCTCCTTTTTTAAAATATATTCTCCCATTCTACAATTACATTAGTTGAATCCCTAATATTTCATTTCCATATTTCTACCTCTTTACTAACATCATTGTAACATTAGTCATATAATTAATTACAGGATATTCGTATTCTACTTCTATCTTTTCAAGTAGTTTATATACATCAATCCCAACAGATTCCATACTAGGCATTCCTTTCCTCTTACAAGGAGGGTTGTCGCGATTAGGACACTTACGCCCACATAAGTCACAATGTCCGGGGATGAAACAAAAGTTATCATATCCATTTTTCTTAATCTCCCTTCTATACTTTTTCATAAGCATAGTTATTTCTCTTGCTTGTCCACTTTCTGTACCCTTTAGACTTCTACCCATTTTCTTTTTAAAAGTCACGTGGCTTAGTTCAGATTTGTTAATTTTCCATGATTTAGTTCCATCATTTTTCCATATGAAAATAGCCACGAAATCAAAACTATCTATGAATTTTCTTGTTGATTTAAATGTTTTAAATTGAGAATATGTTTGCCATAGATATGGTGGACATAATATTGCTCTTTTGTAAATTCCGCATTGATAGCATTTTAATCTTGCCACTAAATCTAGTTCTATCCATCCAGTTCTTAATAAATAGAACCCACTGAAGCATTCTGGATATTTTAGGTTATCAAATATTTCTAACAATGGTTTCTTTTTCATTTTAATTATCCTTTCCCTATGCTTTCAAAGATTTTTTTCAAATTCATAGCTGATGATGTTGAGAGTATTGATTCATCTATCATATGTGCAGCGGATTTTAATGCTGTTGTTTTCTCTATTAAACTTTCTGGTCTATCTTTTAGAAATATAATTAAAATGCTTGTCAAGTTATTTACAGTTTCTAAGTCCGCGCCATTATTTTTCATCTTCCATCCTTTCTCTTTCAATCTTTTTCGATATTAATATCATTTTCATTATTTTATTTTTCTTTTTAGTTTTCTTTATAAGATGTTCTATTTTAAGTGCTCTGCTTCTTGTTATAAGTCCAGTTATTGCTAGAAGTTTAAATGGTCCTCTTCCTCTTGTATATTTAGAAGCCGTACCATTATGATGTCTTAGTAGTCTGCTAACTATTTCATTGGTTATGCCACAATAATATGTCCCATCTTTATAACATTTTAATAAATATACTTGCCAGATATTTTTATTCATTTTCCCCCCCATTCACTCTATCCCATAAAAGAAATTCTATTGGATGTCTAAATAGCTGAAATTGATTTAAGTTTGGATGATTAAATGAAAACATAATATTGCACATTATCAAATATATTATAATTATTGCACATATTATTTCAAAAGCTTTGTATGTTATATTATTCATGATTCTTTTCTAAAAATCTTCATTAAATATTTTAGCATAAACTTACCATCATATTTTTTTATCTTTTCAAATTGATCTCTCCATAATTGTTTCTTTTTCTTGTGATTTAAACTTAATATTTGTTTAACTTTTGCTCCCAGTTCTTTTCTACTTGACATTTGAAATGCTGGATAAAGATAATCATCAACTCCATCAACTCCATGTATGCCTAACAATATACAACCAGACTGGATAGTCTCTAGTGTCCTATGCGTTACCCATCCACATTCTTGGAGTTTTTGTGATATTAATCCAAATGAAAGATGTGCTTGCCAATATATATCTGTACACATCACCTGAGCGGGTAGAAAATTATGAACAACGGTACCATGTTCACTTGCTTCTTGATTAAATTCCAAGTTAGCTTTCTTATGCCACGGTCCCCATGCATCAATTCTAAATTTTTGATCAAATAAATAATATCTATATTCTTTTTCTCTATAGCGTGGATATCCCAAATAAACAAATTCAAGCTTAACTTCTTCACGATAAGGAGTGTCTCTAATGTATTTTGGCAGTAACCATCTGCCATACAATATTGGAAGCCTGTAAAATTTGACTTTGTGTTTTCGATAACCTTGCCTTTTCCTATCATAATTGTCTAGATATTTTTCTTGATTATAAGCTTGGTTGAAAAATATGAGTTTTTTGTGTTTGCAAATTTCATCATATGATGCCCAACCATGATCTACGTGACTTCCTTTTCCTCTGCGATAAACATTATGTTTACTATTAAATCCCACTTTGCAATGAGCGAGTTTATCCAGGGGAAAAGGCACATCAGGATGTATTCCAAATATGAATACTAATCCTGAATATGAATTCATAACTTCGGCACATCTTCTTATGAATGGTTGATTATCATTGTATCTTGTTTTAAACATCCAATTGTCAGGTCCATTTTCAACTATCAAAAGTTTTGTGTCTTGGTCAGCTGGTTGGTCAGGCTTATATTTAATTGATCGTATCCATCTGTTATCTATGCCATAGTTATTTCTAATGTCATATCCAGCTAATAAATTTTCATCGTGTTTTGTTACTTGTGAATATAATGTTAAGTCCCATCCAGCATCTATGATCGCACGGAACAAAGTTGCACGACCTTCTATGTTTCCAACTTTAGCGTTAGTGATGTCAAGTTCCATCTGCATACAGAATTTCAAATATCCTATCTTCATTTTAGCTTCTCCTATGATCCCACTACAGTTCCACTTAAATGGACTTTCATCTTACGAACGCTATTTTCTGCTTCGGGTACTGTAAGTGATCCAAATAAATCATTAAATCTTTCTAATTGGTTAGCTAGTTTGAGAAGTGCCTCAGCTTTAACCAATTCTACTAATAGTGCCGCAGCTTTATTGTCTGTTTCTGAAAGTATGTGATAATATTTGTCTTTAATATATTTCATTCGTCAATACCTCTCTTTCTGACAATTGTCATCCATTGTATGCATAAATCCATATTATCTATTGTACATAAAATACTGTTCACAAGTGATGGTGGTAGTCTGCTTGCCAATGCATCTCTTGGTGATTTCCACGATGTTCTGTTCTTAAATTCTCTTCTCGGCAAGCATCCACAACAGTCTATGATTTTTAGTCCAACATTATCTTGTAATAACTTTGTTATTTCTCCAAAACTCCATTCATAGCTGTGATCCCCATGTGATGATTCACCCCATGCCCATTCTTCACCTTTATCTTTTCTTGGATTTGGAGATGATAAAATTGCAACACCGTCACGTTTTAAATTTCTTTTAATGTTTTTCAAAACTTCAATAACTTTTTTCTTTGGTACATGTTCAATTGTTTCCAGACACACTATTACGTCCATACGTTTTTTAAGTTTGAACGGTACTGTTAAATCTGCAAGGTAATGTTTAAAACGATCATTTCTTTTTGGCGTTATTGTTGTTTTGCCAAACACAAGTCTATCTATGTTTGCATCAACGCCATGATAAGCTATCTGTGGCCATCCAAAGTAATTACAATTGCTACGCCAGTATGAATAAAATTGCGACCATGAGCACCCAAAGTCAGCAACATATCTTCTCTTTTTGTTAGATTTTAACAACTTATCAAAATGTTTTTTTGTCCAGTGTATAGCAATCATAAATCTTATAAATTGTGATATTTCGAATGTGTTATACCATCTCATTTTAGATGGATTGAATGTGTTTTTGCCACTCATATCTGTTGTAAATGATTTTTGAGGGATTTTGAAGCCTTTTTGTACAAAAATATTCCCTTCTTTTGTGAAGAAATTCATTTTTGTCTCCTTGTTATGATAAATGATAAAAATAAAGCGGGACAAGGACTGTCCCGCTTTGGATTGGTGTTTATTGTTTATGTGCTACTTCTTTTTCTTTTTGTCCTTCTTTTTATCGTCCTTTTTCTTATCGGACTTTTTGTCCTTCTTTTTGTCCTTCTTTTTATCGTCCTTTTTCTTATCGTCCTTTTTCTTATCGTCCTTTTTCTTATCGGACTTTTTGTCCTTTTTCTTGCTGGATTTTTCTTTAGCTTTTTCAGCAAGTGCTTTACCCTTAGCCTTTCGTTCCTTTGCAGCCTTTTCAGCTCTCTTAATTGCAAGCTTCATACCCTTTTTGAAGTTAGAGGGAAGCTTACTGGTGAGTTCAACAGCAGCAAGTGATGCATAAGGCTCTCTTGCTTTCTGGAGTTTAATGAGTTTAACAATGCCCTTTATGTCTTTCAGCTTTTTGGGTGACATTCCGTTGAACATAAATGCGAGGCCAGATTTGGAATTTTTGGCTTTAATGATAGACAGGACGATAACATTGTTGATTTTAAATGTTGTAATTGAAGATTTGTGTACGCATTCCAGTTCGAAGTCTTCTGTGATTTTTTCAATAACCTCAGCATATTCAACTGGGATGATTCCGTTATCAATTACATTTTTGTCTTTCTTTTTGAAAGACTTCATTTTCTTCTTTTCTTTCTCCTTCTTTTTCTTCTTTTTGTCTTTCTTCACTTTCCTCTCTTTTTTCTTTTTCTTGTCA